ATGCTGCCATCCCTTCCCGTCGCTTCCCGCCGCCCGGTCAAGCCCGTGCCCTTCCGTCAGATCAAGGGCGTACGCGTCTATCAGGGCGCCCAGCGGCGCACGATGGTCGGCAACATGGCCGCCATCTGCCGAATGCTCGAACTGGCAGAACCGTCCCCCAACGGCCGCTAGCCTCCGCGCCGGGCTAATCCCTCGCATCCCTCGCGCGGCAAGCCTGGCAAAGTCTTGAGGACTTTGTAAAAAGTGGAGTTGCAACCTCACCACGTGTAATTAAGGCTACGCTTACATCAGCCGGAAGCGTGGTTAAATTCACTGGCGCGCAATGCATCACTGGCGCAGTCGCGTCATGCGCAGAACCGGACCTTGTCACCCGCCAAGGCCCGGTTTTTTTTGGCATGCGTGTTACCTTGCCACCTCGCCTTTTAAAGCATAAATCAGGCGAATCTTGATGATCGGGGCTTTATGGGATTTTGAGTAAAACGCGGTGTTGGACGCGGCTTGGTCTCCCGCCATCCAAAGATGCATGCCTTACACGCTACGCTGACATGAAGACAGTATCTGCAGCAGGACAGCAATCGAAAGGACAAGAGGCCCAGTTGCCACAAAAAAATTGAAGGCAGGCTTTTCCCTTTTGACACCACAGTGAGGGCACGTGGGCTCCTCATCATCTATTTCTTTCTGGCATTCGGTGCACGAAACCTGCGCCATTTCAAACCACCTCCTTACCCGGCCGTCATCTGCCGCATCAATCGAAGATGCGGAATACAAGTCCGGATTGATGCCGTGACGAGACATTGGCCACGACGAGTTAGGGGGCGCTTTGAACGGGTAGAACTGGCCGACCGCTAAAGAGAAACAGAAGTGTTGCGACACTCTGGACCACGCGAACGCGACAGCCGGACCAAAAAAGCAAAATAGCCGCTTGGAAGCGGCTATTTTAGAGTAATTCTTTGGGGTGGCTGACGGGACTCGAACCCGCGACAACAGGAATCACAATCTGCGCCATCAAGCCTTATACAGCAAGCCTTTCAGGGCGATTCACGGGAATACTCGGGAGCAGAAAACCACGAAAACTCTCGTGTTTTTTATGGGGTATTCCCACGAATCTGGCGCTCCTCAGTCCACTCCCATTTCCCTCTCCCAGTCCTCGCACACGACCAGCGGTGATGGGTGGCCAATCTTGCATTCCAGGCGGAGCCGGGGGTGCGGATACTCGTAGGGAACGGTGACGACCAAACGGGAACATGTACGGCAGGCGTAACTCTCCCACACCCTGTAGGACGGAAGAGGCGGCGGAGGTGGTTGGAAGCCAGTGGACATATTCGGCACTGTATATCCAAACAGGTCTTCTCATTCTTGAAGCACCGCCTGAAAGAGTTACAATGCAGCCCGCTACAGGGTCGCCGAATCTGCTAAATCCAAGAAATGGAAGAGAAACTACTTGCGCTCATGTGGAGCCTTCTGATCCTCGGACAGGCCACAGCATTGCGCGCCTGGGCCGGCACATGGCTCGTACCGGGTTGTATCTTTGGGCTGTTCTGGTTCCTCTACACATTCATCCCGATCATCGCGTTGTGGAGCGTTCCGATGTACTCGGGCGGAGTCCTCTACATCCTGCTGGCCTGCATTTCGTTCTCGTTGGGCGGCCTGCTGTTCCCTTGGCGGGTAGGCTTTAAGCGTAAGGCAGAAGTGGGAAAAAATGTAGATCTCGGTTCGCCCTTCATGTTCAAGGTGTTCTACTTCATCAGCGTAGCCACCGTATTCAGCTTCATCATCGATATGGGCATTCAAGGCGCCACGCTTTTGAGAGCCGTGACAAGTCCGATGGAAGTAGCTGCCGACATGATCGGCAAACGCTACACCGACTCACTGGTGCCAAATGTTTTCGCGCAAGTCAGCATCGTCTTCCAATACCCGAGCGCAATCTTGGGTGGCTTCTTGTACACGACGAGAAAGCCTGGCGCGCGGAGATGGCCAATCCTCGTTATGGCCTTCATCCCTCCCGTGCTGGCCATGATCCTCCAGGGCGCGAAAGGGAACATTTTCCTGGTGCTGGTGCTGTTCTGGGCCGCGACGCTGATCTGCAGGATCAATCAAGGAGATCGGCGGCTGTTCTCCCGGAAGGACATCAAGCGCGCCATGTGGATCGGCGCCATGCTGTTCGGACTGGTGACTATCGGCTTCGTGGCACGCGGCCTCGACAACTACGGGACTGATACTGTCAGCAGCCTGCAAAGGCTCTTCGCTTCCTACGCGGCGGCGCACATGTATGCCTTCTCTGACTGGTTCCATCACCTGTTCTCGAACAACGTGGGAGACACCTACACCGACAACAATCTCGGTGGATATGGCATCTACACCTTCACGATGTTCGCCCGCCTGATGGGGAACAAGACCGCGCTGCCGCCCGGTGTGTATGAGGAATACTTCGTCTACAAGGAAGTGCTGCAGACCAACATCTACACGATGTTCCGGGGAATGATCAATGACTTTGGGCTGGAAGGCTCGATCTTCGTGATGCTCGTCGCTGGCATCCTGCTGCATCTGTCCTTCTGGCTCTTTCTCGTATCTCGACGCCCAGCCCTAACGCTCTCGATCTACGTCCACAGCATCGGGTTTTTCTATACCTCGTTCATCATCAGCCTGATGATCTGGAACAGCATCTACGCCAGCGTCCTGCTCGTTGCCGGAATATGCTTCATGAACAACTGGCACGCGGTTCCTAGTGAGAATTCTTCAACTGCTGGACTGCAAGACGATGTGCATCACGAAGTAGAAGCGACGCCGCAGGCTTCAAAGCTTCGGCAGGCTGCCTAGGTCGACGGCCAAGCCTCCACCATCTTACGATGCTTGGCCGCGCACTCCCCCAGCGCCTTCAGCACATCCCCCATCACCCATTCTTGCCAGGCGTCATAGTCGGCGGCGGCCGGCGCGTCCGGGATCCGGCAAGGCGCGGCCAGCGCGCTATCGAGCGGCGGCGGCTTTGGCTGCGTCGACCGCGTCGGAGAGCTTGCGCACCCGGAAATCATCAGGGCGGCAATCCACAGGCAGAGGTTTCTTCGCATTTCGGAATTCCTTTACGGCGGCATCGACCTTGGCGCCCAGCGCCGTCTGGGTAGCGTTGAACTCGTCGGCTTTCGTGCGGATGGTCGCGCTGGCCCTGCCGAGATCCTCGATCGCCTTGTTGGCGCCTGCCAGGTCCGCCTGCGCGCTGGCCGTCTTCATCCTGTCGATCTCGGCGTCCTTGCGCCATCCGTTGGCCACCCAGCCGGCAGAGAAGATGGCCACGGCCAACATCGCTGCACCGATTGCGCGCCATGGCAGCGCTTTGAGCATTAGCAGCATCCCCTGCCCTCCGGGAACGCCACCATCGGCACCGTCTGGCCGGCCAACTCGTGCGTACTGTCAGACAGAAACTGGATGTGCCCATCAGTGACGAAGGCGTGGCAGATGCCGCAGGCAAAGTCGCGTGGCTCGTCGGGGTTCTCCTGGTAGAAGGTACACCAGCACGATCCGCTTTCGTGGCCCTGCACATAGTGACCGCTGCGCACCAGCACGCTGGGCGTGAACGTTGGCCGCTCTGCATTGCCGTTCCAGCCCCAGCGCGGGCCGACCCCCTCGCCGTGGCGGATGGAATGGGTGTCCTTGCAGCCAGGGCACCAGAAGGAAAGCATGCCCGGCGCGGTCTCGCGCAGGACTTCGGACAAGTGGGTCATGGCGTTGCCGCGCAGCGCGCGTAGAGGTCCGCTGTCACGCGGATGTGTTCGAGCATGTCGGCGCGCGTAGCGCCGGCCTTCAGCGTGGGTAGCGTCTCGCAATGACGCGGTGGCACTGGCGCGGCAGGCGGATCGGCCACGGCACAGCCGGCAAGCAGCAGACTGATCAGCAGGATCTTCATTTCCGGGCCTCCCTCACCTTCCGGTTCGCCGCCTCGATGTCGCGGTTCACATCCTGCCGTTCGGCCTCGCTGAGCGGGCGCGGCGCAGCGGTTGCCGGCGCAATGGCCGGGCGTGCGGCACGCTTCACGGACTTGGCCGCTTCCACCGACGCCTCGGCAGCCTGTGCGGACGCGTTTGCGGCAGCGGCGACCTTGGGCGTCAGTGCCTGCAGGGTCTGGGTGTAGGCGTGCTGCAGGCGCGTGATCTCGGCCTGGTGATCGTCCCGCTGCTGGGCCATCAGTTCGCGGTACTGCCACACGCAGAACAGATAGCCGGTGCCCATCCCACCGCCCAGCAGTAGGATCAGCACCGTTACAGCCTCCATGCGGTGTCCGATCAGGACGAACCTTGCCCGGTACCGCGCCAGCCAATCACGTAGCTTTGCCATCAAATCGCTCCCGCATCATCTGCACCTGCATCTCCAGAGCGGAGATCTTGGCCTCGAGCTTCCCGATCGCCTGGAGCGCGTCGTTGCGCTCCTTGTAGGCGAGGTCCGCTCGCTGCTCGGCCAGCGACACGCGCTCATTGGCACGGTCGAGCTGCGCCTCCAGCCGCGCAATGATGTCGATCTGGGCCTGGCTCTGGACCCCTTCGATCCGGTCCTTTCGCCAAGCACCGCGCATGAACCACAGCGCACCGACGATCGCGGCCACCACGAAGCCGAGCGCCCCGCCCGTGCCCCCCGGCACAGTCATCACAGATAGGTCCATCACGGCTCCGTTGTTCGTGCTGCTCTGCTGGCAGTTCACGGTTGGTCAGTCGGCTGCTGCTCGTCCGGCTTGATGGACTGCTGGGCGACATAGCGCAGCGCGCCGATCAGCACGGCAAGCGCCAGCGTGATCTGGGCAAACGTCTTCGGCTCCAACACCGCCTGCAGCGACGGCAGCACCAGCTGCGCGGCCGACAGCATGGCCAGCAGCGCCGACAGCAGCACCGTGGTGCTCTTCCACAACTTGTTCCAGTTCTCGACGATCTGCATCACACGACTCCCAGTACGCGCTTGGCGCGTTCCCAACGCTGCTGCCGGTCGGCCAGTCCGTTGGTGCCGCCATTGATCCGGCGGGTGAGGGTTACGAAGTCGCCGGCATCAGCCAGCGCGTTCAGGTTCTTTCTCTGCCAGAACCAGCATGCAGAGCGCGCGGCCAGCGCGTCGCCTTGCAGCAAGGTTGGTTCGGCCTCGAGGTCGACGCCCAGCGCGATGCCGCACGCCCGGTAGTTGGCGCGCCCGGTCACTTGGATCAGCCCACGGCCCATGAATCGCTTGCCGTCGCCGGGCTGCGTGTTGCCGAGATCCGCGCGGCCTTCGTATCGCTGCTGCGCGGGCGTCGGCCCCCAGATCTCGCGCGTGTAGACGAAGCTGCCGGACTCGTGCCAGATCTGGGCGAGCCACGCAGCTTGGCGAGTCGGTGAGTCGATGCCGTACTCGGCCCAAGCGGCCGTGATATGTGCGTGCCAACGGTCAGCCATTGCCTGTGTCAGGCCAGCGGCCAACTTGAAGGTCTGTTTGTCCATGACCCCTCCAGAAATGAAAAAGCCACCCGCAGGTGGCTGTATGAATGAAGCTGCAGCGAAGCTTTATTCCTGGACTGGCTGATCCGTGCTGAACACCCGCCACGTAGCCCCATCGCGATAGACATAGACGCCAGTGCCGTTACCGGCTGTCTCACCTACCTTCCGGCCGTTCGACGCAAAAACGATGGCGCGATCGTCATAGTTCGGCAGAGTGGCTACAGTGTGTTCCGGCAGGATGATCTCCCGATCGAAGATGGACCGGCCTGCGTAGTAGTTTTGCTGGCCAGCATCGGCCTGTTCAATGTTGCCGATGAATAGGCTGCCCAGATCGCCGTTGGCCGCTATCACCTGCACGCTGTTGCTTGTGCGCTGCTGCAAGCTGGCCGCGCTACCTTCCGGTCCAAACAGCAGCTGCGCGATGTTCATGATCAGCGCCTTGTCGCTCTCCGACCCACCGTAGGACCGCATGATGAGGCTGGGCACGCCCGTGGTGGCCTCGATATAGAACTGCCCGATCATTCGGTGGCTGCGCACGTCGCGGTATTCGGCGGTGCCGAACGTGGTCATCAGATCCAGTTCGCCCAGAATCATCCCGGCCACGAACCGGTTAGCTGCATCGGCAGGGTGAACCCCGTCGCCCTGCCAGCCCAGCCGCGTCAGTTCGGCAAAGTCCTTGCAGGCGCTGTAGCCGTCGAAATACGCAGCCTCATTGGCGAGCGCCTGGGTGCGGAAGATGGCGTTGTTCGCTTGGAGCGACGCCGCGTCCCCATTGTCAGGCAGACTACCCACCACAATCTTCGAGAACGCTGGCAGGCCAGCGAAGCGGGCGAACATTGCCGGCACGTTGACGGCGGCGTTCTCTTCCTTCGCCTGGACGAACATGAGCTTCACGTTCAGGTCCGTCAGCAGGGCTGAGAGGATGGCCATGTTGGCGTAGTTCTGCTGGCTCATGATCGAGCCGCCGCGCCCGAACGACATCGGGACGATGCCATACGCCTTGAACAGCCCACCGCGCAGGTAGATCACCGTCCCGGTGGCCGTCACGCGAATCTTGTACGCCTTTGTCGGGTCGCAGGTGAACTGCACTTTCTGCAACCCCAATTGGGTATCGGACAGGCTGACTGTCTGCGTAGCAAGCTGGGCGTCGCCATCGTCCAGGTCGAGCAAATCCACCTTGGCCGACCCCATTCCAACGCCTTTGGCGAGGTAGACGCGCGCGGTCGCCCAGCCATAGCTTGCACCGGCATCGACTCGCAGCGTCGCCGCGTTCGACAGCCTGATGTGATCGCCGCCCGGCAGGTATGTGAAGTCGGCGAATCCGCCCGTGCCGTCGAATACCGTCTGGCTGATGGGCGCCGCGCCACTATCGAAGAAAGTGCCTGTCAGCACCGGCTGTGACATCCCCGGCACGCCATTGGCCGTGCCCATCGCCATGCCGCCCTGGCCGTAGCTTTGCAGCAGCAACAGGATGAACTGGCTCCAGACGTGAGACGAGACGGAATCGCCCCAGCACCCTATGCCGATGAACCCGCTAGGGTTGCCCGTGCCCGTAGCGTTGTGGTAATTGGCGAGCGCGGCGTACAGGTCGCGCAGCGTGTGCTTGCCCTCCAGCTTGCTCATGTTGGCGCGGACGTCGGCGGGCATGCCGCCTGATCCGGCTTCACCGGGAGCGCCCGGGTCGCCTTTGAAAAACGGCGCGAATCCAACGTCCATCGGCGCAGCATTGGCGCTCACAAGCTTGAGCGAGAGATTGATTGGCGTCAGATCAGGCATGGGTCACGCGCTCCACCACATTGATAGCCTCGGTATTGGACAGCGTCACCTGGCCGGCTGGGCTCTGCAGGCGGATGTCCATCACCAGCAGTTCAAGCGGCCACACCGATGACTGCGCCGCGCTGGCGGATAAGGAAACAAGTCCCGTCGCCGCGTCGGCAAACTCTGCGGCCAGATCCTGCACCAGCGTGCGAGTAAGCGCCGTGCGCAGTTGCGCAGCGATACCCCAGCCGGTGAAGTCCATCGCCTCCCCGTTGTTAAGAATCTGACCCGCATATGCGAAGTCCTGGCCGCGCTTGAAGTCTGTGGTCATCTGGGCACCACCTGTATGTTCTACTGCGGCTTCACGGGCCAGTTGATCGTGCGCGGAAATCCTGCCTGAGACGTAACGGCCCGCAGCGCTTTGCGGTACTGGCTCAGCGCCTTCAGCCGGGCCTCGTCCTCCGGCGTCAGCTCGTCAAGCACGAAGCCGTCCATCAGGGGCGCGATCAGTTGGTCCGCATCCGCAAGCAGAGCGTCACGCTTCGCCGTGGCCGTAGCGATCATCTGCGAGGTTTCCAGCGCCTCGTCCAGGGTCCATTCGTCGTTCAGCCATACGTGGGCCGGCGATGGCCGCACCTCGTCGGTCAGAAACGGCGGCAGGTCGCCCAAGCCCGAGTACTCCGGGCCGAGTTCGAATGCCGAGCCATCGGTGGTGCGGAACAGCGGCACGCCGCGGTAGTCCGGAACCAGCGTCCATGCGCCGGCAGGCCAGTTCTGGGGCACTGCGCCGCTCTCGGCCAGATACACGCGCACGCGCCGTTCTTGCGCCTGCGGTGGCTCGGCTGGCGTAGCGTAGCCAGGCACGATTGGGTTTTCCGGCTCAAGCGGGTTTTCGTCGGCTACGCCGGTGCTCAGGAATTCGCCGGTGATCGGGTGATAGTTGTGGATGTCCATTCCCGCTCCTCAGAACTTGATGATGGCCAGCAGCGCGATGTTGCGCGGGCGCGTTTCGGTCGCCGACGTGCCAGTGCTTTGGTTGTCAGTCTGGCTTCCCAGAGAGTCGTAGGTACGAACACCGCTGCGACCCTGGGCATCTTCCGCGTTGTTCGTCCGGTCGGTGTACCCATACTCGGCGGAATGGCTGACATTGCGCCAGTGCCTGTGGACTTCAGTCGCGAATCCTTGCGCGCTGGCGAACGCACGACTCGCGTCAATACCCCGCGAGTCATCCCATCCACGCAAGAACTCGCCGCGCAGTTCAGGAACATTGAACGTGGTGGATCCGTCGCCAGCGCCAAACGTGGTGCCGATCTCTGCGAAGAGGTCGGCGTAGGTTGTGCGTGATACTGCCCCACCGTTCGCCTTGAGCCACCCCGAAGGCGGTGTGTTCTTTGCGTGGAATGCCACGGTGCCAGGCAGGATATGCCCGAAATTCGGAACACCCAGCAGGCCGATCGTGACCCATGCATTGTTCGCGCCGTTGCGCATCCGCAGCAGGCCAGCATTCGTGTCGGCCCAGAACTGATACGGATAGGTCGTGGAGGGCGCTGCGGAGCCAGAGCTATTGGTAACCAGTGCCTGGAATGCCAGATTCATATCGGCGCGAAACGCGGCGCCCGCCTGGTTGGCGACGTCCATGTCGTGCTGCATATTCTTCCTCTCGCGTTAGTACGCCACCGCATCCCAGTCGAATCTGCGCGACACGGGAGTGCTGGCTGCGTTGTAAAAGGTGACGGTAAATCCGGATTCGGTCTTCGGCGTCAAGACGAAGTAGTCGCCCTGTGCCATGTTTTGAGCAGTGATGCCCATCACGGGGACTACGCGGAACGGCTTGTTGAAGGTGATCGACTTCGCGCCCGCGCCGGAGATCACGTCGCGACCGGACTCCCTTCTGTCCGGCATGTCAACACCGACGCTCAAGCCCGTGACCACCAGGTTGTGCGTAGCCGATCCACTTTCCAGAACTACCTTCCATTGGAAGGCGCGGGCTTCGTAATCCCCCATGGCGAACCGCTGCCAGTCGGACCAGACCGGCGCGCCGGCCGGGTTGTCGTTGGTCGCGCGCACGTACAACGACACCGCTGTATCGCTGATCCTGTCGCCATCGATGGATTCCCAACCGTCGATCAGGTCATACCGATAGTCGATCATGTCGCCCGTGTCGAACGACAAAGCGTCGATCGTGGCAGTCAGCCGCGACTTCTCGACCGTCCCGAGGTCGAGCGCACCGGCGAACGTATAGGTCCCGCTGCCGACGATCCCGCCAAGCGAATCGATCAGTCCCCACCCCCCTGCGCCGACAACGGCATCGATCGGCCCAAGGCTGTCGATCGCACCCTGCGCATCCCACAAGCCACTGGCATCGATCAGCCCCTGGTCGTCAATCAGCCCGGCACCGATCAACTTGATGCCATTCAGTGCTGGGTCAAAAACAACATTCGATTTTGCCCCTGAGAAAGCCGGCTGCTCCGTGATGGTGGCCACCACGTTTAGGGTCTCCAGAGACGGCGCAGTCGTGATGACCATCGCGGCGGCGGCCGACTCGTGGCCGGTGGAGTCGATCCACTTCCCCAAGTAGACGCCAGCCAGCAGCGGCAACTGCGCGGAGTTTGCGGCGCCGGAGATCAGGCCCCCAATGTCGATGGCGCTGCCCCAGCTCGGTTGCACTAGATCCGTGGTGTGACGGATGCGAGCCTGCCCCCCATTCCGAACGTCCAGATCGGTGGCCGCATCCCACGTCATGTTCGCGAAACCATTCAGCACTGTCATGGACAGCCCAGTCATGTTCGCCGGCGGAGCAAGCTTGCCCACTACGACATGCACTGGCGAGTATGACCAGGCGCGGCTTCGCACACCTAGCGCCGAGACCAGCCGGCCCCGCACGACGTACGGCATGCCGTCCTCGACCGGGGAAAGATAGAAGCTCGTCGTGTCACCCTGTACCGGCGCGAGGCTCTGCCAGTCGACGGCGTCCGCGCGCTTGTACTGCAATTCGATCTTTCCGGTGACCGAGATCGCGGCATCTGTAACAGCCGGCCAAGTCGCCAGGACGCGCGTTACGATCTGACCGTTTCCGTTGAGGATCAGGTGCTGCTCTCCCGAGTCCAGGGCGATTGCGCCCAGCTCCGGCACAACATAAGGGCTCGGCAGGTTCGTATCCGGAGCCGGATCGAGAGTGGTGGCGTTGCCATAGTTCCAGTCGTAGACGGCCGCCGCTTCCTCATTGAGGACCAAGTCGACACCGCCGTCCTCGCTCATCTTCCACGACATGACGCGGAAGACCTTGTTCGTCCAGCCAAACTTTGCCAGCGTGAGATAGACGGTGCTGTAGGCAGTCAGCTGGAAGGCCGTCATCTTCGCCGGGACGTCGACCACGATTCCCTGGCGCGACCTTTCAAGGATGATCTTCGCCAAGCGCTGCGCCTGAACTGCATCTGTCGTGAACGGCAGCTCGATGTCGCGGTCGATGACTTCCCCGTCCTGACCCGAGTACAGAGAGTTGCCAACGGCCGGAAAATCGCTGGGTTGCCAACTATTGGCCGGGCTCACATACGTGCCCTTTACCCGATTGAACAGATCCTTTCGGGAAGTCCTAGCCTGCACCTTTACCGGCCCGCGCAGGTCGCTTTCCGTAAGCGTGACGGTCGGAATGTCGTAGGCGCCCGCAAAGAGCCGGAACACCCCTCCCGTGATCGTGACGGTCCCGCCACCGGCCGTGATCAGCTCGGCCAAATTGTCGCGCGGCGACTTGTCCAGCATGACGATGCCGTTGCACAGATACCGCTGGTCAAACTGGCCAGGCGCCACCTCGATGTACTCACTGCAGATGTTCGCGGCATTGATCACGGACGGGATGTCGATGTCCGAGTCATCGCAACCGAATCCGCGCGTATCGCGGAGGTAGTCGTACGTGCAAATTGCCCAGTTCGCCGACCAGGCAGTGATGCCGTGCCGAGGGTCATATACCGGCTTCCCACGAACGAGCGCCTTGATGTTTGGCAGGCCGTTGGGGTACAGATCCGCGTCGTACTCGAGCCGCACATAGATGTAGCAGACACCGCGCAGCCGGTGATCCCATGTCCAACCGGCACCGGCCAGTTCCGCGACCATATCGCTGTCTGCAGACTGATTCTCCCCCCCCAGATGCTTCTTGATCCGCACCAACGAGCGACCGACCTTCGCCTCGAACTCCAAATCGAGCCACGTGGTATTCGGGTCCATGTTGGTGATCGTCACCAACGACGCGCCCGGTGTGAACGTATAGGTTGGATAGGGATTTTCGACGAGACCACCGCCGCTGGTGGCAATCAGCGAAATGATGCGAGTAATGGGAACGCCCGGGTCCAGCGCGAAGGTAGTCTGGCCGGGCGCCACCGCAGATGAAAAGCGCCGCGTGTCGCTCCAAGACTTCGAATAGCGTCCGCTTGTCGCGTTGCCATTGGCATCAAGCGGGCCAACTGCGTCCTCCCCGAGATACACCTCCTCGATCGCGTCGCACTCGTGGTCAGCCAAGACCACAACCAGGTGCATGAACTGGTTTTTCTTCTCCCCGTCTGTGCTACCGGCGAACACGAGCGGGCCCGACGTCATGGCGCGCCCGTAGATCATGTTGCGGGGTTGCACGTTGGAGCGGACGATCTGCGTCCGACCTTGAGCCTCCGAGGCGAAGCCATTGTTGGTGCGAGGCTTGAAGATCGCACCCATCAGGGAGCCGATGGCGAAAGAGATCCCGATAGCGGTGACGGCGTAGACGGCAGCTCCGATGAGGTTCGCAACGAGAACCGACGAGCCAGCGCCCAGAATCCACGCGCCAACTGCGGCTGCGGCTGCTGCGGGCATGCGCTTCTCCTATACCTTCCAAGCGGCCTTTGCTACCGCCATTTCCATGTATTCGATGCCACCGACTGCCTGCGCTGCAATGGCGGCACCTACGCACAGCGCAAGGGCTTCCCCCGCCGGCGTGTCGATCAGCACGACGTCCCCGCGCCCCGCCGTGGCCGGCGGCACAGGCGGCCCAAGCACCAGGGCGGCGATGCCGACCACCCCCCCGTTGTCGCGCAACACGCGACGGGCGCCCTTCTCGGTTGCGTACAGGCCTCGCCAACGAGCCCCGGGATCGGTGCCAGTGATTGCCTCAATGGCATCGCAGACGAAAAGGCAACAGTCGGACTCGCCCCATGAAAAAGCCCGCTCTCGGCGGGCTTCGATGAATGCGGCCAGGCGACTCGGCCAATCAGGAAATCGCTGCATCATCGCCCCCAAAGCAGTTGCTTCTCGACCATCTGCGGCACGAACTCGAACCCCCGATCTCCCGGGTATCGAGTTTGCTGGTCGTCGTTGTTGTAGCGCCTTGTGCGTGCGCGATCCCACGACACCATGCGGGACTCCGCTGAAACAGAGATGGTGGCGGTGTCGCCAACCTCGGTGTCCATTGTGTCCATGCGCCCGGAAAACAGCCGAACCGGCTGCACGACCAGTTGCATATCGTCGCGCAGCGGGGCAAACCAGATTTGGCAAGGCCGGCCCTGATATTGCTCGCCCAGGGAAATTGCGATCATTTCCGTGGGAACCCCCGTCAGGGTTAGACGGACGCCGGTGGCCTCCAGCGCCGCCTGTTCCTGGATTGGCTCAAGGGATCCCAGCGTTCCGAGTCCCAACCATGTGTATCCATTCCATACGATGTCGTAGGCCGCGCTACTGACCCTGAGGGGGCTAGTGAACGACAATTCCACCAAGAATAGATATGGCACATGGGCCGCCCGCAGTGCGGCGACTGTGCCGCTGTCAATGCCTCGGCTCATGCGAACGCCTCCACAGCGTTAATGACAACCGAGTCTGCGATCCGACCCGGCAGCATCCTGACCGCAAACTTGTCAGTCGCCAGCATCATGATCGCGCGCGGCCTGTCCAAGGTGATCGCGGCGTTGTTCGCAGGCGCGTTCCGGAAGGCGGGGGCCACCGGAACGCTCGCCAGCCCTGCCCCGTCGCTGGTCACATCGGCCGTAACCATCTTCAGCTCGCCACCCACGGCCAGGTAGTCCCCTGCCCGCAGCACCTTCGTGCTGGCAGGCCATGACTTGGTCGGAAGCGACTTGAAATTGCTCATCGCTCCGTTCACCTGAGGCGCGTACGTAGCGCTGCCGGGCCTCGCGTGCGGCCATAGGGTGAAACGTCCCGCCATGCCGCCAAGCGACGCGAGGAAGCCCTGCAGCCTCCCCGTCATGATCGAATCCATCGGCGGGAACTCCAGCGTTACTTCCCACCTGGCGCCCGGCCGCTCCACCGTTTGCGTGGACCGGTTAAGGGGCGACGTGAAGGTCTCCGTATTCGATTGGATACCCCATGTCACGTTGGATGGAATCAGGTCGTCTGGCCAGTCCAGCGTTGCCATGTGTTATCTCCCGCTGCTCGCCAATCTGCTGATGTCGCCGCCGCGCGCGAAGTTCTTCTTCACCTCGGCCACGGCGGCATCTTTCGCCTGCTTCATGGCCTGGAGGATCGAAGCCTGATCCGAACGACTGTCGACGTTGATGTTCTGAATGATCGTCACATCCCCGCCACCGGCCGCCCCGGCGCCGCCCAGCGCACTGTTCGGCACGATGTTTCCCGACGCCGGGGGCACGAACAGTTCCGGACCGACCTCGCCGACGATGTACGGCTGTCCGGCACTCACCGGCCCGCCCGCCGCACGCAGCCCAATGCCAGTTACGGTGCTCATATCGACGGGCGAGGTGGTGGAAATGCCCGGAGTACCGGTATCCATCCCGCCGCCTCCACCCAGGGCACCGGTGGCAAGCCCAACGATCTGGCCGAACAGCCCAGACAGCGCCGATCGCGCCTGAATCCGGATCAGGTCTGCGATCACCGCCTGGGCAAAGTCGCCGAACTTGAACTTGCCCGTGGTGGCGAATGCCACAATGCCGTCCTCCATCCGTTTGAACGCATTGGTTGCAGCACCGCTGGCCTGCGCCATGGCGTTACGCGACGAATCCGCGTAGTTGGCCATGGCTTCGGTCGCACCATTCACCCAGTCCGACTGCTTCTCCCGGAGCGTGGCGTAGTAGGTGTCATAGTCCGCCAGCGATTGCTGGAGACCGTCCCGGATGTCCTGCTGCGCTTTCATGTACGCCTCAGAACCGCGCGCGGCCTCCGGCGTGGCCTTCTCCAGCTGCAACTGCAGGTTCTGATACTGGGTGTAGATCGACTTGACCTGCTCCGCCTGGCGCTGCGCATCGCTGCCGCGCCCGATGGCGTCGAGCTGGCGCTGGTACTGCTCGGCCTGCGACTTTTGGTAGTTGCCGATCTGGGCGTTCACCGCGGCGGACCGCTCTTCCAGCTTGGCGATCTCTTCCTTGTACTTCAGCGCCTTCTCGTGCTCGACGTTCTGCGCGAGCTGGACCTTGATGGCGTCCTGGTTGGCCAACAGACTCTTCTGGTCCGCCGTCAGGATGTCCTTGCCCTTCAGGTCGGCGATCTTCTGCAGGAATTCAGCCTGCTGCTTCTCGGCGCCCGTCAGCTTCTCCGATGAGTCTAGGGCGGCGCGCGTGGCGGCATCCTGGTCACGCAGCTGCTGCAGGAACCGGGTGGCGGCGTCGTCCTGGTACGCCTTTTCCTTCTTAGGCTTGGCGACCTTGGGGTCCTTGTACTTGTCGTTGATGCCACTGACCAGCTTGGCATAGTCCTCGTCCGAGAACTTGCCGCCCGCCGCCAGAATGTCCTGGCGGTCCTTCTGCAGCTTTTCCAGCTCCTTCTGGCGCCGCTGTGCGTTCGACATGACCGTGTCGGCCATCTTGTCGATGCGCTGCTGCGCGGAGATCGCCGCTTCCTGCCGGCGAGCATTGGCCGCCGATGTCTCGGCCGCGCGCTGCTCCATGCGCTGCTGTTCCTGCAGCAGGGCCACCTGCTGGTCGATCTGGGCGACACGGCCAGACGCCAGCGGGTTGTGCTGGATTCCGCCGCGCTCGCCCATCAGCGTGTCGATGCGGTCCTGCAGCGTCGGGCCGGTCGAAAGACCCTTCTTCGTCTCTTCCCAGAAGCGCGAGACCGTCTGCGTCAGGTCGCGCCAGGCCTGCCCGGCGACCGACAGGTTCTTGACCGACGCGTTCGCCACCTGAGCGGTCGCCGCCTCGATTACCGCCTGGATGGCAGCATGCTTGTCGCCGGCTTCCTGCAGCGCGGTGATGTGCTGGTAGGTGGCCACGTCCATGAAGTGCATGGACTGGTTGTGCTCTGCCGCCCACTTCGCCGGGTCTTCGGCCAGCTTGGCGTAATCCTTGCTGACGTTCTCCAGAGACTCGCCGCTCAGCTTCGACGTGCGGATGATGACGTTGCCCAGGCCCTCGATCTCGCTGGCGGTGTAGCGCCCGCTCTTCGAGAGGTCCATCAGCACGTCGCGCGCGTCGCCGAAGGACGAGTTGGCGTCGACGGAGACCTGCTGCGCAAGCGCCTGGAACGACGAGGCCGTCTGGCCGGCGTAGTTGCCCGTCAGCGCCAGGGTGTTGTTGAACTCCTTGGCTTCCTTGTTCCCCGCGTAGAAGGCATAGCCCAGCGCAGCTGCTGCCGCGGCGGTCAGCGTGAACGGATTGATCAGACCGACGACATACGTGCCAAGCGCGCGCACGGCCGGCACGACGCCGCCGAACATGTCTTTCAGCTGACCGCCCTGCTGCGTCAGGATCAGCAGCGGGCTCTGGCCACCGGCGAGCTGCGTCACGATGTCGGTCATCTGGGCCGGCACCATCCGCATGGCAGCGGCGGTCTGGCGCGCGGACGCGCCGACGTTGTCCAGAGCTTCCTGCACCTTTTTGCCGCCGGCGGCGTTTCGGTCGATCTCCTTCAGCTTGTTCAGGTAATCGGCCACCGCTTCGGTAACGCCGAGCTGCGCGGCCTTCTGCTCGAGCAACTGGGTGCGCGTCTTGCCTGCGGCGTCGGAGATACCGGCCACCTTCTGCACGAATGCATTGATCGCGCGCGCGCTGGCCTCGGAGCCGTTGCGCGCCGCCTCTGCAATGGCGTTCTGTGCTGCCTGGGTGCGGCGATTCGCCTCTTCCTGCTTTGCCATGAAGGCGTCGGCGCTGCTGCGCGCCTTGTCGAGCGCGGCCGTATAGCCACTGGCGTCGGCGGTGACGCGGACAACGGTTTCATCTGCCACCGGTAAGCTCCTTCGCCTTTTTCTGGATTACTTCGCCAACCGCTGCGGCGGCGGCCTTGCGCTTTGCCTCGAACCCGGGGCGCAGAAACGGCTGTGCCGCCATCTTCGAGGTGCCGTATTCGAGGTAGCGCCCATAGAACGCCTCCTTCGACCAGGTCACGAGATAGGAAGCCAGCCGGCCGGGGACGGACTGCTCGTCGTCATACGCGACGATGATGTGCTCGCGTAGGAAGCCGAACGGGCGCTTTCCCTGTTTGCCCTCGTAGACGCCTTTGGCCACCGGCGCGCGAAGCTTCACCTCGGCGTGGATGACGCGCGCGCCGGCGACAGCGGCCTGTCGGAGCACCGATTCGCTGGCGACTTCGTCCAGCGCATTCAGCGCAGCCTTCAGGCCGCCCGGGTTCTCCACGGTCACTGATCGGGGCTTGGCCATCACGTCCTCGTCGGGAACATCACGCGGGCAATCAGGTCCGACTGCGCATCCGCATCTTCCAAAAGGACCGGTTCAGCCGCGCGGCCGGCCCGAGAATGCTCATTCCACGGGGTGAAGTCGAGGTCGCCGAACGGCTGCGGGTGCTTCTGGCGGTCGCGGTGCACATTGCCGATCATCGACGCCACTGCGCCGGCCCGGAGGTCGTCGTAGTGGCTGCCCCATGGTTCGAGCCGGTAGAACGCCATCCACTCGTTGAACTCCGCCGCTGAGACGGTCGCCTGCGCTTCGGCTACTGACTTTCCGAGGGCGAGGGCGAGGCGGAACCAGAATCGCCGCTCGGGGCGGCGCCGGAGTTTTTTTCCGCTTCCTCGGTGGCCTTCGGACCGATTCCGTTCAGCCGCATAGCCACGGTCAGAACGCGATCGAGCGCGTCAGGGCTCTTGGCGCGCAGGGCGTCGATGTCGGACTCGTCGAACACGGTCTTGCCGGACTCGTCGACAATCGTGGCCACGAGCACCGTCGCCGAGAACTGGCTGATCGGCAGACCGCCCTCGCCTTGGCGCGCGAAGAACTCGTCGCGCGCCTTGCCGGACATCATGGCGACACGCACGGTGCCGCCCCATTCCGCAACCTCGACGTCTTCTGTCTTGAGGTCCAGCGCGCCCAGGATTGCTGCTTTCGACAGGAGCGTCATGTTATGCGTCCACCACGTCGCCGGTGATGCGCAGCGTCACGCCGGACGTCTTCAGCACCTGATCGACACCGCCTTCCAGCGGGCTGTTTTTGACGTAGCCGTTGAAGGTCTTCGTCTTGAGGTTCGGCAGCGTCAGCTTGAACGACTTCTGCGAACCCGCGCGCTTGGCCGCATCGACCGCCTGCTGGCCGGCATCGTTGAAGTCGCGGTTCACGTCGAAACTGAAGGTGCCCCAGTCCTGCAGGCCCAGCATGAATTCCTTGGCCGTCGAGTCTAGGTCGGTGACGTCCAGTTCGCTGGCCTGGCCGTCGAAGCCGTTGAACGAGACCAGGTTCTCGATCTTCGTCCAGTTCAGCGGCGTGGCCGAGCCGGCTGCCGTGATCGTCTTGCCCACCGTGTTGATGTCCACGGCGAACGTGTTGGTGGTGACGTTCTTGATGGCCACCGTCTGGCCGTTCAGCGTCGCCGCATCGGCGCCAGTCAGGCCGGCGAGGGTCACGACGTCACCGTTCGCCAGGCCGTGGGCGGCGGACGTCAGGATCGTCGGAAAGCCCAGCGCGATGGCGGTGAGCGTCTTCGCCGAGCCTGCGGTGCTGGAGATTTCCAGTTTCGAGCCCTGCGCGGAGATTGCGGTAGATGGCATGTTGACCTCTTCAGATGAAAAAGCCCGCGCAGGGCGGGCGAGGGAAAATCAGTGAATCAGGGCCGGAACCAGACCGAGAAATCCAGCCGGCTACCGTACAGCTTGGTGTCTTCCTCGTACTGGCTTACGGCGGCGCCGATCGGAATGCCGTCGGCCTCGACCAGCGCCGTACGTGCGGCCCGCATGGTCTGCGAGGTCTCCAGGCGCGTGCCAGACCACACGTTGATCTGCATGCGCTGGTTCTCCAAGTCGGCTGGGCCGTCCAGTCCGTTCACATCCTGACCGCCGACGGCCTGATAGGTGACGTACGGCCCGGCCGCGCCGCTCGGCGCCACGTCGGGGTAAATCTTGAGCCCGGTGATGGTCTTCAGGGCGGCCACCACGACCTTCTCTGCGGAGTTAGCCATCAGACGCCCCTGTCTCGCACACCAGATCCACGAATTGGCGCTTCACGCGGTCCGGCAGAATGGCCTTGATGCCGTACGCCGTGCCGTCGGCGCACAGCACGCGCATCGCAGTGGTCACGCCCTCGGCTGCCCGCCATGGAATCCTGACGCTGGCCTGCACGATCGAGGTCGGCGCGTCCGCGCGAATGGCTTCTATCCCGCTTCGGTGCAGGATGTTGGCCCACGCCGGCCGAACTGTCTCCCAGCCCGGGAGAGGACCGCCGAGTTCGTCCTGCCCGTCAATCGGCCGCTGGATTTGAACCAGCTCGCTGCGCTGGCCGGTCCTCATACGCCCAGCCCCACGCGGTATGGCTGCAGCAGATCGCGCGCGCCGCGTGGCAGTTCGGCTACCGTGGCGCCCACCACGACGTCTTCGCGGTTGCTGTACAGGTGGCCAGTAGTCAGCAGGACGGCGGCCTGAATCTCGGCGTTGGCCACCATCGGGTCGTCGCCAGCCGTGCCCGCCAGGACGGCCGCGGCCATTTCCTCGGTAGTCTTGTAGAACTGACGGTTCAGGAACGACGCGGCGGCGCCTTCAGCCGCTGCCAGGTAGAGGCCGATCAGCTGATCCTCGTCCGACCACGTCACCCGCAGGTGCGACTTCACCATGTCGAGAGCGAGGATCGGCATGTCAGGCTCCCTTGCCCTTGGCCTTGGTCTTTGCCTCGGCCGCAGCCTTTTCCTTCTCGGCGGCAGCTGCTGCTTCGGCTGCAGCACGCTCTTCGGCTTCGCGACGCGATGCCTCCTCGGCGGCGAGACGCGCTTCCTCGTCCTTCGTGGCCTGCGCTTCCGCAGCAGCCTTGTCGCGCGCCGCCTGTTCCTCGGCTTCCTGCTTTGCCTTCGCATCGGCGGCGGCGCGCTCTTCGGCCTCCTGCTTCGCCCTTGCTTCGGCCTGCGCAGCGGCATTGGCGGCCACCGCCTCTCTCACCTTCGCCTCGTCGGCATCGGTGAAGGCGCCCTTAAAGTGCGCGCGCATCGCGCCCACAAGGTAGTCGGCATCCGTTTCGTCGTGCGGGATGCTGGCCAGCGCCTTGTCCAATTCGGCGCGCGCCACGGCTGAGCGGTGATCGTCTTCCTTCACCAGCACGGCAGCGCCCGTGTCGATGAAATGCTGTGCGCGGCTGCTGTCCAACTGGACGACCGCGCCGGCGCGCGGGTCCGGCGCCTTGAACTTAATCTTCATGATGATCTCCAGGGGGTGACAAAAGCCCGCCGAAGCGGGCCCCTTCTGGTCGGCTGACGCCGATCAGGTCACGTTGCCGAAGTCGCCGTAGATGAACGCCTCGGGGCGGTACACCGCCAGCGCCAGACGCTCTTCCGCCAGGATGGTGACCATGTTCTTCACGAAGTCGTCTTCGTTCTCGGTGGCCACCTCGACGCGAGCCAGCCAGCGGTCGAAGACTTGGGCACCCAGCTTGAAAGCGCCGGTGAGGAACTTGTCCACCGGGATCGCCTGCGTCTCGACAACCGGCAGATTCCACAGCGTGGCGCCGATGCTGCCCTGCGGGTTGCCGATGATGTAGCGGCCCGTGGTGTCCTTCAGCAGCTCGATGCGCGCCCAGTCGATGGGGTTCATGACGTGGCCGGTGGCCGGGTATTCGGCGAGGAACGCCTGCAGCATCGCCAGACGGATGTTGTCGATGTTCGTCTCGGTGCCCGCCGGATCGAACGGCGCGACGAAGGCGGACGCCTGCGGGATGATGCCCAGCAGGTTCTGGCCTGTGCCATCGCCATTCAGCAGCTGCTGCTCTTCCTTGAAGGCCAGGCCGTAGCGCAGGCGGCCATCGATGATGCTACCCAGCTGCGAGGCATCGCTCAGGATCTGGCGCGATGCCTTCACGAAGTGCGCGATGACCTTCGCCGACGTACTGACCAGATCGAACTTGATCGAGGACTCGGGCTTCTTCGCGCCTTCTGCCACCATCCCAGCGTTGTTCGTGAAGCCCGTTTCCTTCACGTATTCCAGCGTGTTGCCGTCCATCGTGCCCGGGGTGATCAGGTCGCGCACCGTCATGCGACGCTGGGGCAGCGGCAGCACACCCGGCAGACGCGTCGGGCGAACCAGATCACCCGCCGAGCCGTCGGCGTCCGTCGTAAGACTGGTGATCGCCGCGTTGAAGGTCATGTCCACGCGACCGCGCGGCGTTGCTTGAGCAGCGAAATCCTTGAACTTCTCGCCCTCGACGAACTGAGCGCCGAACGACAAGTGCTGGACGTCACCGCCCGCGCCGTTGGCTTCCAGCTTTGCCAGTGCCTGCTGCGTTGCCGTCAGGCTGTTCTGCAGCTCACCGTGCTTGTTCAGCAGATCGTCGACCTTGGCGACGGCGTCTTCGCTCTGCTTCGCATTCTTGGCGAACGCTTCGGCCTGGGTCTTGATCTGGTCGCTGACCTTGGTCAGGCTGGCGTTGATGGACTCGATGTCCTTTTCGATTTGCGACATATTGTGCCTTTCAAGCGTTGATAGAGATGAGGGATGCGGCGAGAGCCGCGGCACTGCTGAGGGAATCGGGCCGAGGCTCGACTCGTTCGGTGGGATCTCCCTCACCGCTGCCAGCCGGATCGCCCGAACTGGACTTAAATTCGCTGATGAGGCGCAGGGCCTCCGACTTCGGCATGCCGCTGGTGCGAAGCGCGGCCTCGATGCGGCGGATTGCCGAGGCGCTGGCTTTGCCTTCGCCTTTCTTGACTTGGTCGGACGGCAAAAGCTCGTCGGCGAAGCCGTCGTCGACTGCCGCCTGCCCACCGATCCACGTCTCGGCGTCCATGAGCTTGGCCATGGCCTTGATGTCCTGACCGGTGCGAGCCGAATAGATGCTGGCCATCGCATCATCGAAAGGCTGCAGCGTCGCGGCCACTTCGATCAGATCATTCCGGTTGCCGATCGCCATTACCCAGGCGTTGTGGATCATCAGAAAGCCAGCGCGGGCAATCTGCACGGTGTCACCGGCCATCGCGATGATCGATGCAGCCGAAGCGGCCAGGCCGAGCACCTTCACGGTGACTTCGCCGTCGTGCTCGCGCAGCAGGTTGTAGATGGCCAGGCCTTCGAACATGTCGCCACCCGGCGAGTTGACATTGACCGTCACCGGGCCAGCACCCATGCCACGCAAAGCGCCGGCAATGCGTTTTGCCGTCACCCCATCACCTGACCAGTAGTCGTAGCCGATGACGTCGTAGACGCTGATCGTCCGGTCGGCGTCGTTGTCGGATGCGGCGCGTACATTGGCGTGCCAGCGATCAAGCGCACGCGGTTGCAGTTGGCTCGAAATTCCGGCGCAGGGGCGCCCCTCCGGCGCACCCGGAAGCGTCTTCTTGCTCATGGGATCAGTCCCTCTTTTGGTCGTCGAGGCCGAGAAAGGCCCGAATGGATGCGCGCGCCTGGTTAGCGTCGGTCTGCGTGCCCAAGGCGTCCAGGGTGGTCATGGCCGACTGCACGGTCAGCACCGCCGCGTTGCCGCCCATCGGCTCCCGATCTTCCAACTCCCGCACCTCATCGCGGGTCAGGATGCCGTTGTTCACCATCGCACCGTAGAACGCCGAACGGCCCGCGCTATCGGCGCGGAGCAAGCCCTCAACGGCAAACTTGGGGTAGTACCGAACCCTCTCGCCAGGCTTCAACAGGTCTTTGCTGATCGCCTGCTCGATGCGGCGCAGCCAAGGGCCGAGCGTGAACGTCAGGAATCCGATCATTTGCTGCTCGATGCCAGTCCCCCAACTGGTGGACTTCTCGGTGTGCCCCACCATCCACGGCGGCACACGAAACCAGCGGCATACTGCTTCGACTGAGAACGCGCGAGATTCCAGCAACTGCGCGTCCGATGGCTTGATGCCAAGCGTGTTGGCTTCCGTGCCACCTTCCAGCAGCGGAGCCTCTCCACGCTCGATAGTACCGGCCAAGTTTTTCTTGAACTCGGCGCGCTGCCCCGGCTTAAGGAAGCCCGCCATCTTGTAGTAGATGGTCTGCAACAGACCGTTCTTGAAGGTCTGCGCCGCCGCCTTGTCGGCTGCGATCGCGGTACCGAAAACCTTGGCGCCGTACTCGATCACTGATACGCCATTCACGCCATCGAGGGTGAATCCAGGCACCGTCCAAATGCGAGACTCTGGGATGTCTCTCATCTCGCCGTTGGGCTTGGGGTAGCTGAATCGCTTTTTCCCGGACGCGTCGCGGTAGCAGCGCAGCTTGCATGGATCCAGAAACGCAAGGCCGACCAACTGATCGCCCACATACTGCTTTTCTGCTCGTCCGGCGCCGCGCAGCAACATCGCCGCCACCATCGCCTCCCAGAACACTGAAGCGGTCGAGTCCGCGTTCGGCTGATCGTGAATAACGAAGTGCAGCCGGTGCTGCGGCGAAACGCGCTTGCCGCTTGCCGCACGCTCATACATCGAGAGCGGAAGCGTGGCGATCGTCTCGGAGATCAACCGCACGCAGCTCCAGGCTGCATCCAACTGCATCACCGCCTTGGGCGTCACCTCCACACCAGCCTCGCTTGCCGGCACGCGGTCGTACAAGTCGCGATCCGTTAGTGAGAAGGATCGGACCCAACCGTCGATCGCTGCGCGCACGCGGCCCGCGATACTTTTTGGTGTTTGATTTTTCATGCGTGGGCCGCCACTACGGGATTGCTCAGCCAGTCATCCAGCGAGCCTCTCCCTTCAGGGTTTAGCGCCATGAGCGTCACGGCGTTGAAAAGGGCCATCAGCGGATCGATCTTCGCGGTACCGCTGGCCTGCTTTGTGATCAGGATTGCGTTGCCGCGCGGCTCGACTTTGGCATTGCCGACGCACCAGTTCATCATCGCGGTACCGCCATGCCAAAGCGTTCCTTCGGCAAGCTTCCGCTCCGTGGTCTTAATGGAACCACCCAGTTTCCAACCCTGCGAGATGCCCACGATCATGGGATCGCCGTTGTCGTTCTTCTCGGGAATCTCCGCCTCGACCAGCGCGTCGAGCACTGCGCCAATGCCGCTGGGATCCACACCGATTTTGTCCAATAGGCCAGCGTCGTAGATCCGCTTTACGTCAGAAGCAAGCTCGGAAACGTCCTGACCAATTTGCTTGACGATTACTAGCTCGCGAGCTTCTTGCAGGTCCAACAGGCGGGGAGCGACCTCCTTGCGCCGGGCCAGCACGGTTGGATGCGCCCACGCCTTGGTCCAGCACAGCCACTCACCCGTCTCCCGATCTCGTCCCACTGCGGCGAGGCCCAGCAAGTCGTCAAGGCCACCGCCGTCGATCCCAACATCAACGACTTCGCAACGTCGGATCAGCGACGAGAGGGTCAGCCCCGGCTTGGCCTGCTGCTCCCAGAAAAGCGCCCCGGCCCAGTTATCCGAGCGTAGCGCCAGGCCAATTTCCACGTTCAGATGCTTTGCCAGGAACTGCTGGAACGTGCCGTCTGTCTTTGCCTCGTTCTTCCGAAGCTCGTCTTCCAACCACTCCGCGCTGACCGAACGCCCGATGTTGGGGTTCGTGATATAGAAATTGGACGGGTCCACATAGGACTTCGCCATGAGTACCCTTTCGGGAAACTCATAGAGCACGGGAAGCGTCTTTCGATCGACCAGCTTTCCGTCGCGAACCTTTCGCCAGTAGTCCAGCTTTTCCTTAAACACGCCGGCGGGAGGCTCGTCCGACTGGGTGGTGAGGTAGATTACCCACCCCTCATCGCGAGAAACCTGGCCACCCAACGCTTCCATGAACATCGCGCTGGCGTTCGATCGCTTGCCGAACAGCCACAACTCATCGACAAGCACCTTTCCGGACTTCTTGCCGGACACTGTATCGGTGTCGGCAGCCACCACCTTCAGGCTGTTTCGGTTGACGCGGTGGGAAATCGTCCGGATATGGTCTTGGATGTGAAACTTCGCCGCCAGCTCGTCATCCTCACGAATCATGCTCGCCGCCGGCTTAAAGCTGTTGTCCGCTACCTCCTTCGTGGGGGCAAGGATGAGATGCTCCTCCTCCTCGCGCCAGCACAGAATCAGCGCGGTAAGCATGATTCCGGCGGCGATGGTCGACTTCGAGTTCTTTTTGCTGATCAGCAGTCCGTATTCGCGGATGAGCTGCTTACCGGTCTCGGAATCGTAGCCACCGAAGATGGCCCGAACGAAATCAAATACCCATTCTTCGCTGCACTCCCCAAAGGTTGGCTTTCCGGGGAGATCGACAACGTGCAGCTCCTTGAAGATCGCTAGCGCCCTTTCCGCCTCATCAACAAAGATCGGCGGCGGAATGATTGACCGCCGCTCCACAAGCCTGGCCTCCCAGTCTCGACATGCGGTAGACCATTCCATAATCAGACCTTTTTGCCGCCCGCCGCGACCAACTTAGGCGGCGCGGAGGGCTCGAACCTGCCAGGCTTCTTGGCATCAGCGGCCGCCTGCTCCTTCTTGCCCGTATCACCCAGCTTCCGGTGGAAGTAAGGCATCAGCGCATTCGCAGCGAACACCCGAAGCTTCGGCTCCGTCGAGTCGTCATTCATCGCCGCCTTTAGAAAGGCCTTGGGATCGGAAAACTGGGTCGAGCGCTCCCATATTGAAGAGAACTCCTCGGCCTCATCGCCCAACGCCTCCGTCTCGCGGGGCGCTACAGGCTCCTTCGACGCGGCCTTTGCCGCAGGCGGCGGCTTCTTCGGCGCCTTCGCCTTCGTCTTGCGCTCCAAGTACGCGAGAACGTCCGGGTCCTTGGCCAGTCGCGACCCTGCCGACGCCGCGGAGGCTGCGCTGTACCCGGCCTCGACCGCAGCGTCCTTGTTGGACGCGCCCTTGCCCTTGGCCACGGCAAACTTCTGCTTTTTGCCGGTAAGTGCCATGTCAAGACCCGCTCAGAGCGGCCCAAATGTTAAACAGAAGGCAGGACGTTTACCGTTCTCGGTCAACGGGTTGCGCGTTGTTGTTAATGCGGTCAACGTGTTAAACCGATTAACAAATTCCGTAGAGGGGAAATTTTCTGCGCGTGAGGGAACGGGCGGTCTAGGCCGTAGAGATCACCTAGACTTTCACCCCACCCCTCCCACTCGCGATGCGTGGCGTACGATCCACTTTTATCGCCCATCGAGAGGCTAATTCACCACTTTTCAGCCGTCGACGCCGCCCGTGACCGAGATCGCGACGGGGGGATGGCCGGAACTGCAGATCGACAGCCGAATGGGTAGCCCTGCCAAGATGTTCGCGATGTCCTGCTCCGTTGGCTGGTACCACGAGAGCCAGCGTCCATTCGCCTCGTCCCGATGCACAGGCAGGCCAATGCATTCACCATGCTTGGTGCGGTCCCAGTCGGCGGGCGCACCCAGCACCATCGTCGTGTGGTCCGTCAGAATGGGCTGCATCATGTCGCGTTCTCCTGCCGCTGCTTGTCGCGGGTGTGGTGCGTCTGGCACAGCGTCTGCCAATTCGATTCATCCCAGAACCGCGCTTGATCGCCACGGTGCGCAACGATGTGGTCAACCACGTTCCCATAGGGCACGGGCAGCGCACGCTCCGCGCATTCGAGTATCACTTCGGCCAGACCGGTGGCCTGTATGCGAGCCTCGCGCATGCAGTACACGCAGTACGGATGCAGCCGCAGATACGCGGCCCGCGCCTTCTGCCAGCGGTAGTCATAGCCGCGCTGGCCGCTGGTCTGGGCACTCGTGCGCCATGAGCCAGGCTGCACTGTCTGAGTACGCGCACCAGCTAAGGCAACGCGCCCGCCAAGCATGGCGAGCCTCCGAGGCTTCTGCCCTTCCATGGCCTCAGCCCTTGACGCTCACCTTGACCGCACGCCGCGCGAGCCAAGGCATGAGCGCCATCAACGGACGCACCCACCACCGCACCTTCACAGCCAGCTTGACGGACAACGAGCTAGGCGCGCTGGCCTCCTCATCGGCGAATGCTTCAGCAGGATCGCCCTGCGTGGTGGCGCTGGTGGGGACCAGTCTGTAATCGGCCAGAAGTGGCCGCGCATCGAAGCCTTCCACGTCGTCAGCCCGAGGCAGATACGCACACCGAACCACCACAGCCTCGTTGAACGCACAGCGCAGCTCGAACCATTGCGTCGTCGCCGGTAGCCCCAGCGCATCGCGCAGCGCCAGCACGAAAGGATTGCCGTTGGCGATCATGACTTTCGAGACCATGGGAGGCTCCGACGACAGGAAGAAGAAACGGGTACGGCGGCCAGCGGCCGGCATACCCAAACCCGAGGCAACTACCGGGAGGAGACAGACGGGACAGCGGAATTGAGGGACTACAAACCCGATGCACCAATGCAAAAAGCCCGCTGGCTTTTTGCTTAGCGGGCTTTAGAGGCAGTTCTGCGGTGTATCAGAATGAGGCCTATTTTCGACACAAAATGTCGAAAGGTCAAGTAGTAGGTTCAGTTGACCAGCAAACAGAGCGAGCGAAGGATCAACTTACGATCTTCTTCCAGTTCTTTTTTATCCATTCGAAACGTCCGGTTAGCCCGAAACCAGCCCAAGTCTTGGGTTCAACCTCAAGAACCATCACCATCGGGTCTCCGCCAGTGAGGTCCCTTATCGAATCTCGCAACGTCGACGCAGTCAAGTCGTCCGAAGACGACGTAAGAAGCCAAACGTTTCCGACCCAATGCCAGAACCCAAGGCCTTTTGACTTCACGAAGGCCGTGACTTGGTCGCGCTGTTCTTTGGTCACTTCCTCGCCGACCATCGCAATGAATCGCTTAGCCATTGACATTCTCTTGAGTGATGACCCGCGGCGAACGGGGTTCATTGCTCAAAGCATTTACGTCAACCAGCCCAACGATGCTATCGCCCATCATGCCCTTCTCCAAGGCCATCTTAGACAACTTGAAGCTTTCCGAGCGCAGAGCGTCGGGATCATTAACCATGAAATAGAAATACGCGGAGAGAATGGAGATCAGAAGGATCGCGGCGCCAACCAGCATCGATCCCCAAATCCAGGGATTTGGGGTAGCCCATGCGACAACAGGAACTCCACCGACACAAATGCCGAACGCCCAAAGCAGCGGGTGCAACGCCGAGGACTTTGAATTTTTGGCCGTTGCCTGGCTCAGGAACTGGTGAAGGATTGCCGACATAGTCAGGTCGCGCGGTAGGAATGCGCCACTTTACTACATTGGAGAAACTCTAATGCTCTGGTCCCCCTCGGCCCGGAGAAGCAAGCAGCTCACGTATGTGACTCTCGACGATGTCGCAGTCCACCTTTCGTTCATCGCCCAAGAGCAATCGGGCGATATTCCTGGCCGCCGCTGATACCTGGCCGTTCGATGGCCGCTCTTCCTCCGGCTCTGCACGCCGGGCCGCGAGCCATCCCTCCCAGCGATGGCAATGGGTCTGGGCGTCCCAGGCGTTGTAGCCGGTGGCCGCATACCCATTTCCGACCCAGACGCATTGAGCGGGCACCGGATAGACAGCCTCGAAAGCTACTCGCGCCGCCTGGATGTCCTTGTCCTGGCTCATGCCGCCTCCTTCCTGAGACTCCAGTGGGTGATCATGCAACGCTCGGTGCTGACGCTAATCGCCCCCTCCTGCATCTGCCGTCGCAATGTGTCCGGCAACTGGTTGAGCGTCTCCCAGGCTTTTCGGTATCGGCAGTCATCGCAGGGCTTCATTGCGGTGCCCAGGCAGTAGATCAGTCGTGCGGCGCTCATGCGGCCTCCTCCATCCCCACCAAGCCGATCTCGCGCAGCAGCTCGTCCGCGCGCTGCAACGCCACCGACTGGACGCCCACCGATCCGTTCACGCCCTTCGTCCCCCGCAGCCATGCCATCAGCTTCTGGTGGTGAGTGGAAACGGTCTGCCGGTGGATGTCGCACTGCTGGGCCAAGCGCTCCAGCGTGATCTTCTTCCCGTGAATGTCCCGGTGCGCGCCAAAATGCCGCTCGATCAACGTCCGTCTGAGGCGGTAATGCGTCAGGCCGCCCGCGAACAGGTGCGTCGTATGATCGGTCAGGAAGGTAATCGCGTCCGCCCACTCCCGGTTCGGCCTGTTGCCCGAGCAGCACGGCGCCGTACACGGGCACGGCAATTCAGACGGGGCGAACTGGGCGATCAGGAGCGACCGGTGCAGGTCGTTGAATTCCTTCACCTCCGCGCGCACCATGCCCGCCTGGGCTGCGCCGTCCAGCCCCACCAGACCCTTCCCGGTACCAACGTTGCCGCCGCGCATCGCGCGCGCCATCGGTGTCGGGCTGTACTGCTGCGTCGAGTACGAGAACGCAAAGCGGAGTGCGCTGTCCGCGCTGGTGAATAGGATCTCGGTCTCGGTCATCTGTCTGCTCCCCGGTTATCTGGTCTGGTTCTGTTGTCTTGCGCCCTGCTGCCACCGCATCCACGGCAGTCGGAATGCGGCATGGAATTCCGCCTCGGCCTTCGGGACGTGATCGAGGTCCGCCCGGGACGTGATGTCGCAGCGCTTCAAGATGAGGGCTCGCGCGTCGGCTGGCGTGTCGCACGGCAACCCAGTCTTGACCGCCACCATCCGGCGGAACTCCGGGTTGTTGCAGAGAATCCCGGCCAGACGGGCCAGCGCACCGCCCTTCTGTTTCTCGGTCATGCGGCCACCCCCATGCCAAAGAGCGCCTGCACCACGGGATGCTGCTGCGCCACGACGCCGCGCTTCAGCTTCCGACGCAGCGTGCAGCGGTCGATGATTGCCTTGTAGCGGAGCGGGTCTTCCTCCTTCATTCGGCGCATGCGGGCGCACTGGCGCTCGGACGCGGTCGGCACATAGGGCTTCGGCGCGTCCGTTCCGGGCACCGGCAGCCACAGCGGCTTCGGTGGGCCGCGGCGGCTTTTCAGCCAGCCCGCCGTGTGTGCTTCCCCATCCGCGTGGCCTTCCTTCATGAGTCGGTCGATGCAGACGCGGCTGGCTCCGGTCAAGGCGACCAACTCATGCACCGTGCGAGGCCGCCCATCCGCGCAGATCCGGACCATCAGCCGCCATACCGCCGAGCGTTTTCCCTTGAACGGTTTCGGACCCAGCTTCATGCTGCCCGCCATCATCTGCACGGCATCCCCCGTCCTGCCCAGCTGAAAGCCGATGTCCCACCACTTCAGCCCTTGACCGACCAGCACGACCAGCTTCGCCTTCTCCTCATCCGTCCACTGCCGGCTCATCGCTTTGCTCCCCACAGAATCGACAGGACCACGCCAGTCATCACCAGCGCGGCGAACGCGTCGCAGATGTCAGCGGCGCTCATGTTGCAGCGCCCTGGGGTTGCTGCCGCTGGTCAATCACAATCTCAACAACGGCCTCGTACTTGTTGGTAGTGCTCAGGCTGCCAACGCGAGAGCTGATGTGCACCGTGCGCAGAGAAACATTCTTTGCTTCGAGATCCACCCCGGCCTGGGCGGCCACCACCGCAGCGAGGACACTGAGAATCTGCTCTTCATCCAACACCGCGCGGTACCGCTTTTCGTCCACCGAGGACTCGTGCACCTTGATCTCGCTCATTTCGTCTCCTTGATCTCAAACCCCATGACTGCCATCAGGTGGCGCTTGATCCGGTATTCCTTGGTGATGACGCCCTTCACGTCCTCCACCGTCTTCTGCGTGGCGCCGCGCTCCACGTAGGTAAAGTCCGCCACGTACTTCAACGGGGGGCGCTTCCGGCCGCCGATCACCACGGACGGCGCAAGGATGAAAACCACCTGGCGCTCCAACTGCTGGATGTGGCCAGCCCGCTGGAGAATCAGGAGGTGGTAATACCGCTCCATCTCCCGTCGGCTGTCGAACGTTTCCTCGCCCACCGTCACCCGCTCGTTGCCGTACTTGCGAGGCGGCGGCGGCGGTGGCATCAACCCGCCTTCCGGCTGGTAACCTTTGACCGTAGCTCCCTGACGTCCTCCAGCAGCTTTTCCGCCGCTGGTCGCCCTCGCTGTTTCTCCACCACCTTCAGGTACTCGGCTATCCGCTGCCCGGGCTTTGCCGCCAGCCACCGCACCTCGCACTCGTGCCGCCAAGCCTCGTCCGTTCGCATTGCCCCACCGCCCCCACAAGCTCGTCATGCCTCGCCTCCCTGCTCCGCCGCGCGCTGGGCCAGCTGCTGCTGCGACACGGGCTTCTCGCCCATGAAGTAGGCGAATACGCGCTCGTACTCGAATTCGTTCATCCGGGACGCTGCGGTCAGTTCTCGCTCCACCCAAGCACCTGGGCCCGCTGCTTTGAAGACACGGAACATGTACCGGCGGGCGTTCTCCTGACCGTCGTACGTCAAACCCAGCGCTGCACCCATCTGCCGGACACCCTCGGAGGTTTCCCACCATGTGCCCGAGGGGGCCGTGCCGCTCTGGGCAGGGGCACCACCCGTGGTCGCTTGGCGCAGAGGGAACAAACCCGTCCAGCCGCGCAGGACGCTCTCGTTGATCACGGCCACCGGGTCATGACCTTCGCCGCGCAGGCGGTCCAGTACGCTGATCGACAACTCGGCAGCACGCTGGGTGAACGGCGCCTTCATGGCTTTCCGATGCGCCAGCCAGTCATCCCATGAGCCTTGAGGAAGCCAATCGGGTAGTTGGACACACACACTCGCGCGCTTGCCGCGCGTTTGCGTTCCCTTAGTTCCTTTAGTTCCTTTTGTTCCGTGTACCGTTTTCGGGACCGTTTCCGACCGTTTTTGGGACTGTTTGCCGCCGTTTTTGGTACCGTTAGAATCCGTTTTCGGAACAGTTCCGTTTTCGGAATGGTTCCGTTTTTCCTCGCCGTCATCCTCAAGGGCATCAATCATGTTCAGCTGATAGACCGGAATCTGCCCCGTCTTGCCGATGCGGTCTCCGGTATCGGAAATGAATCCCAATCCTTGAAGCTTCTCGATCGCCGCGATGATGGTCTTACGGTCCATTTCAGTGGACTCGGCCAGATATGCGATCGAGGTGTAGATGCGGTTCAGGGGTGCCGTGGTGCAGTTGGCCAGCAGCATGAGGACATGCTTGGTCGACGAGCGGCCAACCTTCTGCTTCAGCGCCCAGGTAATCGCTTCAACGCTCATGCGGCCTCCACACGCGCCGCTGGCACGCCATAGTGATGCAGGCGGTACGGCCCCCAGCGGTCATAGCCGAGGTCCCACCGAGCGGTCTTCTGCTCCTTGGTGAAGCGGTTGCCCTGGTCGAGCTCGTAGTGACACTGGAAACAAGCCGGCACCGTCATGAGGTCGTTCGCCTTCAGCCCCTTCCCCTTGCCGTGCTTCAGCTGGTTGGAATGGGCGGGCACCACGGTGTCGGGATTGTTCCGGCAGATGCCGGGGAAGCGGAGATAGCACTGCTGGCCGTGACACAGGAGGTCCGGGTGCAGCAGCGGATTGACGCGGATGGCCTTGCCATTCGCAATGATGATCACCTGGCTCATGCTGCCACCTCGAACAGTCCGCCCTGCAGAAGCAAGCCCTCTTGCTCAACCAAGGCGGCGTCACATGCCGGGTTCAGCCAGACGACCTCCGTTCGCAGCGCGGTACCACGACCAGCACTGATGCGGGCAGCCTTCTCATGGCGAGCCCATCCAGGCAATGCCGTGTCATAGAGATCTGATGGATAGCCACAGAGGACAACCATGCCCTCCAGATCGAGTAACGCCGACAGCAGCTCGACGTGTTGGTCTTCCGTCATTTCATGCTGGTAATAGCGCTCGCCCCGGTTCATCACGCGGGTTGAGTGTAGGTACGGCGGATCCACGAAGTGCAGCGTGGCAGGGCCGTCGTGCTGGCGCATCACGTCGATGGCCGGTCGGTTCTCGATCAGAACCGATTGCATACGCTCGCCAGCTGCGGAGATGGCTGCCGGATACAAGGCCCATATCTGCTGGGCGGTTCCGTAGTCGCGTTTGGTATCGATACGGAAGCCGGTGACTCCCTTCGTGGCGCCGGCAGAGCCAAATCCCATCTGTGCCCTGACCGCAATGCGCCTGGCCCTTTCAACCGGCTCCGATGCCGGTTCCCAGGCAAGTTCAAAGTCCTCTCGGGAGTACGGCGTGAAGACGCATGCCTCAATCAGTTGGCCTCGGGTGACGGGGTCTCGGAGTACTTGGAAGAAATTGACCATCTCGCCGTCGAGGTCGTTGTAGACCTCGGCATACGCGCGATCCTTTTGCAGCAGAACGCCTGCAGCGCCGCCAAACGGCTCGACATAGCAGGTATGGGCAGGAAAGAAGCCCATCACCCACGCGGCGAGCCGAAACTTCGCTCCGTGGTAGCGGAGCGCGGGTCGGATAATAGTGGACATCAGAACAGCCCCATCTGCGGATGCGGCCGGCGTACCGGGCGAATCGTGCGGCCGGTGATGCGGCACGTGCGCGACGGACCGTGCTGCAGCTCGCCCAGCTTCTCGAGCAGCTCATTGACACGGCCACTGACGATGTTGACCGGCAGGCCCGTCAGTTCGCAAAGCTCCTGCAGCGAATAGTCCGCCGGGTACGGCTCGATGACCGCCATGATCTGGCGCTGTCTGCTGGAGACCGTGCCGTCCTTCTTGATGTCCCGGTAGGTCCGGATACTGGTGTGCGCGACTTGCGTGTGCATGCCCTCTCCCCTACGCCTGCGGCTTGGTCGGCTTGTACTGCTCATTCTTGAAACCGGCGTTCCACTCCAGGTGGGCGTCGGTACCGGGTAGATAGGGGTTGTGCTCCACCTTGCCGCCCCGCTTGAACGCTTCCGCGCCCTGATCTCTCACCGCGGTGCGGCTCATGATTTCGTACATCCCCTGCCCCCCCTAGTGCTTCACCGACTGCTCGGACTCGAGGTCCAGATACCCAGCCTTGGTGAATGCCTCGTTCAATTGCGGATCCTTCTTGGCCATCTCCTGCAGCTCTCGGATCGCGCGTTGCTTGTCGTCTCCGTTTTGCTTCATCGCCTGCCGGACCGCGTTTCTGGCGATCCGCAGCGCTACCCCTTCATCCATGAGCCCTCGCTGCGATGACTTCTTCCATCAGGGTCAGCATCGCTCGGCGTGCCAGGTACTGGCTGATTGCCCGGTTGCCAAGGACGCGTTCCACATCCGCGATCTTTTCCGCCGGCAGGTCGCGACGCGGCTTTCCGTTCGCGTTGTTCTTTTCCCGGTGGAAGTAGTCGCTCGAGTGCGACGGGTACAGGTCAGCCATGGCCGCAAGGATCTGCTTCGTCAGCCCCTGATTCGCCCGGTGTTCCCAGGCGAGCGCGCAGGCGTCGCGGAAGGTCCGGCACTCCGCGATCACGTGGGGTGAGAGAAACGGGCCTTGCGCACCCGGATGCTGCTCGCTGACTGGCTGCAAGCCAGTACTGGGGCCGCATTCAAGCTGGTTCGCTGTCCGCATCGTTCTTGTCCTTATAGAAAGATTTCATCGGTTCCACGGTTGAATCCACAGTTGCGCGGGACCGAAAATTTTTTTGCCAGGCGATCACTCCGCCCAGCCCGGCAGAAGCTTCTACCGGCAAAACACAGACACATCTGCACAGAGGCAATGACACACTCAACCGCATGTACACGTACGCCGAACGCCTCCGATGGGCCATGCAGCAGACCGAGCCGCCGACCTCCCGGCGCGCTCTGGCTCAGCGTGTCGGCGTCGAGTACCAATCCATCCAGTACCTGGCCGATCCGAATCGCAACGCGACCGGCAGCCGCCACACCGAAGCCATCGCGCGCACCCTCGGCGTTTCCGCCCAATGGCTCGCTACTGGCAAGGGCAAACCCAACCGAGGCCGAAAACAGCCTCCCGACCAGCGCCCTGCACTACAGGACTGCATCCGCGCGACGCGCGAACTCCTTGCGCGACTGGAACGCATCGCACAAACACTGGAAGACGGCCAGAGCGGGAACTAGTGGCCCGCTACGGCTGGCGAGGGGTCAGCGCCGAGTAGATCGGGAGGCAGGTGACGCCGGGCGATCGCAGCGACGACCCGATCAGACAGCCGTTTGGGCAGTTGATCCGGCCACTGCGAATAGGCTTGAGGCGAAATGCCTATGGCATTCGCTGCCGCCGACGTCGTGCCCCCTAAGAGCTCGGTTGCTTTGGACTTTTCCATGCAGTGGATTTAAGCATTCTTAAATACAAAATGCAACCATGATCCTCATTCCTGTAAGTATGCTTTCGTCATGAAGACCACAACCTACGGCGAGCGACTCGAGGAAGCCCTTCGACTGTCCGGCAAAGACAGGCAGCACCTGGCCGATGCGATAGGCGTCACGGTGCAGGCCATCTCATTGGTCATTGGCGGCAAAACAAAGGCGCTCAACGCCGAAAATTCCGCCCGTGCGGCCAGATTTACCGGCGTTGACGCGTTCTGGCTTGCCACGGGCGTAGGTAGTCCAGAGAGCGCGGGAATGCCAGAAGACCGTTGGCCATTTCGAGCAAGCTATAAGCAATACGATCGACTTACCGAAGCCCAGAAGAAGTCACTCGAAGTCATCCTTTCCGAGTTCATCAAGTCGAGCCTGGCGGATCGAGACGATTGGGGTGCGCCCAAACCCGTTGGCGTCATCGCGACTGCCAACCCCACCAAACGACAGAAGCATGGCTAAGGCCGAATCTGGTATCCACCCACAGAGAACATGAGAAACAGTATCGACGCCTCTGGCGACAGCCTTCGCGGCTCCGCTCACCTTTTTATCGAGAAGCGTGGGTACGTACCACCCAAGCCACCTCCACCACGGCCGTCTAAATAACGCTTAGACTTGCGTCATGAATCGAGACGACCTTCTTTTCGGCATCAGATACAGCGCACGCCTTATGGAGCGGCAAGGTAGGTTTTGGAAAAAAGTCGATGGAACGATTCGACTTTGCTCGCTGTTGTCAGGTATGGCGGCCCTTTCGTTTTTGATGAAAGAAGGGACCACTACGGCCACGGTTTTCGGGTTGTTTTTCGCCTTCTGCCAAGCGATCGAGTACGGCCTGCAGCCATCGGAAAAGGCTGCCAAGGCCGGCACCCAGCGCCGAAGGTTCACCGATCTTCTCGGCCGTGCCCCTGGCCTGAGCGATCTAGAATTGTCTGCGGCGTTCCATTCCCTTCCCGCTGATGAAGAGGTCCCTGCGATTGAATCATTGCGCGCCGTTGCGTATAACGATGTCCTCGACGAGCGCGGGGACGACCCAACACACAAGATGCCGTTGACTTTCCCCAATCGTCTTTTCGCTGTCATCGGTTAGCGCCGTTCCACTTTCTCTCCCCGCATCTAGATAGCCCGCCACTTCGGCGGGCTTTTGCATTTCTCCGTCCGACAAATATCTCTGCCACTCACCCCACAGAGGGTCTTGCATCCGACCAATCGGGGGTGTGGCCGCAATCCCAAACGAGTTAAAGCATTGTGCTCATCTGATCACCGCCGGGTACATGGCGGGCAGCGGAGATACAGCCCAATGGGTGAAGTACTGGATTTGCTTGCGTTCAGGGAAAGGAAGGGTCGACAAAGCAGTGGAACGGGTGACGCAGCACACGACACGATCGTCATCGAAAGGCTTCCGACTGGAGAGCTCGCCTACGCATTGAACGGAATTTTCACGACATCCCGGCGGCTGTCCGCCCAGGCGATGACCAAGGTCCTGGACCGTGTTCTGGAGGATTGACGTGCCCCTCAATTAAGCTTTCTTGCTTTTTTGTTTTAAGCATGCTTAACTACCACCCATGCAATCACTTTGCTGGAGACATGGGATGGACCTGCTCGTACCTATCGGAATCATGGCTTGGATGCTGCTGGTGGTGGTCGTCATGCAGCTTTTCTGGGTTGGCGGGAGAGCCTGAGCCATGGCGAAGACCCTCACCAACATCGAGCTCCTCGCTCTGCCGCTTTGCCAGCAGGCTCTGGCGATGGAAGAGCGCCGACATAAGGCCCGTATCCAAGAGCTGAAGGACATGGCCGCCTCGCTCGCCGCATTGGAAGCCATGCAGGCAGCGATCAAGGCCGCCGGTCACACGCTCTACGCAGACACGATCGCCCCCGTGTATGGCAAGCGGCAAACGCTGCGCATCACCACCCACTTCACGTCCGCCGAGGTCTCGCTTACCAAGGCATTGCTCACGGTCGGGTTCGCGATCGTCGAGCGCGGCGAAGGCCTTCTGCGTTCGGTGCTGCTCAAGAAGGGCCGCCTGAGCATTCAGGTCTTCACGTCCGAGGAGAACCTGGCACGCGCCGAGGGCGAGTTTGAAACCGCTCTGATCGCGGCCGCCGCGCCTCTCGCTAAGGAGGCAGCATGACACCCGACCAAGCCGCCCAGCGCCAAGCCGCCGTGGTTAACGACCACGAGAAGCTACTGCGTGAACTGCAGATCGCTCAAATCATCATTGGGAACGCCTCGCAGCTGATGACCATCAGCCAGCGCCTGGTATGGGGCGAGCGAAACGCCAACTCCGCCGCCCGCCTCAGCGCCGCGCACAAGGAAGTAGGCGCAGCGGTCCTCGCCGCAGCGATAGGGAGCGCAGCATGAACGCCCGCGCCTTCCTCGTCGCCGCCCTGCTCTATTTCGTCCTGCCGCCGCTCGTGCTAGCCGGGACGCTGCTGGTCAAGTCCTGCGGAGGTGCAGCATGAACGCGCCCACCCAGTACCAGATCGGCCTGCTTCAGCACACGCTGGGCATCAGCGAGCGTCACCGTGATCCACATCGCAACCACTTTGTCGCTGGCCCGGGTCACGACGACATGGCGGACTTGGAACAGTTGGAAGCGGCTGGCCTGATGATTCGCGGCCATCGCCCGGGTTTCCTGCCTGGCGACTCGATCGTCTTCTACACGACAGAAGCGGGGCGCTATCTGGCGCTCACGTCCCTGCCTGAGCCGAAAAAGCCGTCGCGCTACGAGGAATATCTGCGCGCCGACGGCTGCGCTGGCGATTCGTTCGGCGAGTTCCTGTGCGGCGGTCGGCTCCCGAAATTCGAGTATCACGATTGCGCCCGGTACTACGGCTACGGCTGGTACCTGGCCCAGCAGCGATCAGACCTGAAGGACTGGCGCGGTTACGTCTATCGCATGTACCGCGCGGACGCCTATGGCCGGCACGAGATCGAGGGCGAGTGGTGCAAGACCAAGAAGGAAGCCAAGGCCAGCTACAAGGCCGCATTGAAGAAGCACCAGGAGAATCAACAAGCCGAGCGGAGGGCCTACGCATGATCTCCGTAACCGCCGAGTATCTGATGGGCATCAAAGAAGGCCGCGAGATCCTCGCCAACCACGGCACTTCCGACATCTCTATTGACGACCGCATTGCGAACCTGCGCTCCACGATCGAGGGCTTCGCCGCTTCCACACCGGTCGGCCAGATGCTGCGTGGCGAGCGTGACTTCTGGCTGCATCAACAGAAACTCGGAGCGTCCGCATGAAGTTCCTCCGCGCCCTCGCCTTCTGGTTCGGTACCGCCATCGGCGTGATCGCCCTCTCTGCCCTATACGCCTCGCTCAACACGGACGCGGCCACCGCCACCCCTATCTGGAGGCAGCAAGCATGAACAACGACACCTTCATGGTCGACCACGTACGCGAGATGCGCGCCAAGGGCTGGAAGCTGAGCGGCCGTCTGCTGCCGAATGGCGACCTCGAATACGTCCGCCTCCACTGAAATTCACTCTCACGGATACACCGATGTTCTCCATCTCTGGAAAAGCGCTGAGCGACGCGTTCAAGATCGCCAGCCAGGCAGTCCTTCCCCGGTCACCGTTCCCGGCCTTCACGCACATCCGCGTCATGGCCCGCGCCGATGCTGAATCGCTGAGCTTCACTGGTTCGTCTGGTCATGTGACGGTCACCGTCAACGCCGAGGCAGAGCTGGTCGACGACCTCGACGTCTGCCTCCCTGCGGACAAGCTGAACGCCGTCTGTGGAATGGGTGCGGAGCGCGTGACCTTCACCGCCGACGGAGCGAAGGTTGTGGCGCGTGCGGGTAAGTGCCGCCTCACCATGCTGTCGCTCCCTGGGCAGGACTTCGCGCTGCCGAACCTTGAGGGTTCGCCTGAGGTGGTGTTCGACGCTCCGGGGCTGACTGATCTCATTCCAAGCGTCTCATTCGCTGCGGCTGGGCCGAAGTATCACGACAGGCCCATTCTCAGAAACCTCTGGGTGGAGTGCGACGGCACTTCCATTCACCTGGTGGCATCGGACAACCTGATGCTGGCAGTCAATGCGGTACCGGCAGCCTCAGGTGAATTCGGCAGGGATATACCCTCGTTCGGGTTCGCTCTTCCGGATGCTGCTGCGGATCTACTTAGCACCATTGGCGCCGATCACTTCGAGGTATTTCCGGGCCACGTCCTGGCCAGCCGGCGAGGCGTGAAGATCGTATGCAGCCGCACGCCGGGACAGTATGGGCAGTGGCGCCGAATCATTCCCAACCCCGATCAGTTTGTGACCTTCAGCCGCGAGGATCTGGCGAAGGTCTGCCCGTTGCATCGCATTTTCGACACCGTCGGCGCAATTCGATTGGAGCAGGACGGCAACTACTGCTCGCTCACTATCGCCGATGGCTCCCAAGCCGTGGAGGCCGAACTTGAGCTGACGCAGTTCAGTGAGGAATCGCATCTGGAGGCCACCTTCGTTGGCGCGCAGCTGATGCGCATGCTCGGCCAAGTCAAGACTGACGACGTGTCCCTCTCGTGGGCCACCCCAAAAGATAAAGCACCCACGGTCTTCCTACTGCAAGACGGTAGCTGGCGCGGCGTGCTCAGCACCCTTCGCACCTAACCGGAGCCTCATCATGACCATCGACGAAATCAAGCGCAAAGCCGCGCGTGCGGCGCGCAAGGGCGACGTCCAAGAAATGGACCGCCTCGAACTCGAGTACATCAAGAAAGCTGTGCCGCTGAGCGTGGAGAGCCCCGAAGACCCGGACGAGCGGTCCCGCATCATGGCTCAACCCACGCACCTCTTCCGTGGTGCTGGCCCCAACGGCGAAACCCGGATTCGCTGGATGCGCTGCGATGGCGTAATCGTTCACTCCGACATCAACGGCCACCAGGTGGAAGAGCACGACGACGTGCCGACGCTCTTCCCGCTGGCCGAGGCTGCCTGACCGCGCGCCATGCCGACCCTCACAACCGCCCTCGCCACCGTCCCGGCCCTGATCGCGCCCTTCGTTGCGCTCGGCGTGGGCGCCTATAAAAACCACCGCTGGATGCAGCGGACCGCAGAAGGAGCTCCACCGATGGCAATCGTCAGCACCGCGACGATGATCGACCGCCTCGTCGCAATCATCGACACGCGAAAACTGCGCATCGACGAGATCGGCTTCGTCAACCAGCTGAAAGAGAAGGTGAAGCGCTCCCGCATCGTCGACCTCACCGCCGATGAGGTGGAGCGCCTGGACGAGATCCACGGGAGGCTCTTTCGATGACCTGCACTCAAGCCACATTCGAGCGCGACGTTGCCCAACACGCGATGACCGTACTGCACGAGGACGGCGTGTACCGCCATGTCCGCTTCCGCAGGCCCGATTCATCGAGTATGCACTTCGACCTCGTCACTTACCCGGGATACCTGGTCTATTCAGGCGATATGGGTTGCTACGTGTTCTCGCGCTTGACGGACATGTTCGAGTTCTTCCGCACCGATCGCCTGCACGGGAAAGACCCAAGCAAGCTGTATATCAACCGCGGGTACTGGTCCGAAAAGTTGCAGGCGGTGGACGGCAATCGCCGCGGCGGGGGCGCCACCGAGTTCGATCAGGAGAAGTTCCGGCAGATCATCAACCAGTACCGGATGCGCTGGGTTCGTGAGCACCGCGACGTGCTCGACAAGGAGCAGCGCCGCGCGTTATGGGAAGCGGTCGACGACGAGGTGCTGCGCTACCTCGATGACGGCGAGCATGCTGCCTACCAGCACGCTCACGACTTCTCCTGGTCGGCCAATCCGACAAGCCACCACCGACACGGATACGATCGTCGGCACCGCACCTTCGCATTCGAAGACCTGTGGGAGCACGACTTCACCGACTACACCTTCCACTTCACCTGGTGCTGCTTCGCTATCGCGTGGGCAATCCTCCAGTATGACGCTGCGAAGCTGCCGGCGAAGGAGGCCGCATGATTCGCCGCCTGCTGCTCGCCTACTCGGCATCCCGCCCGTGCAAGATCATCAGCGAGGCCGGCCGCCCCTATCTGGAGCGCTACTTCGTGTGCGCGCTCTTCGGCATCCGCGTCTACCTGCACCGCTTTGTCGGCTCCGACCCTGATCGTGGCCTGCACGACCACCCGTGGCGCTGGGCCGTGTCCATCATCTTGCGCGGCTGGTACTACGAAGCCACGCGTATGGGCACGCGCAAAGTCCGCTGGCTCAACTTCCTGACCGGAGACTCGTTCCACCGCGTGATTCTGTCGCCTGGTCCGTTGCCCGACGTGCATACGCCGCCGGAGGTCTGGTCGCTCTTCATCGTGCCGGCCAAGGACGTCAAGGTCTGGGGATTCCTGCGCGACAAGGGGCAGATGGGCCAAGTGTTCACGCCGTTCGACTACGGATCAGGCGGCAAACCCGCTAAGTGGTGGATGCACGCGCCCAAAGGCCGCGATGCCGCTGGCCGGCAGACTGAGGGGCAAGCATGAGCACCAACACCACCGCATGCCAAGCGGAGGCGCTTCACTCCGCAGTTGCTGCGATCTACTTCGCTGATTCAAGTGACTACCTGTCAGCGCTGTGGAGCGTGGTGCAGAACCTTGCCCCGGATCTGGTCCATGAACTTCGGGAGTATCCGAAGCGCGCGTTCGATCAATCCATGTCTCGAGTCGAGGCCGCAGCCCTCGCCCCCCATTCTGCGGATGCCCGCAATGGGGGCGCGCTGCAAGACATCGTAGATCGCATCAAAGCCTATGGCGACGCACTGTATTGCAAGGCATCCGCCACTTCACCCGTGGACAAGAATAGCTGGAACAGGTCTGCGGAAGGCGTTCTCGCAGGTATCGCCGACCAACTCCGCGTACTACTCGCCGCGCCCGCCGCACCAGCGCCGGCTCTCAGCCGAAGCGATATGCAAGAGTTCGCGCTGTTCCGCGCCTCACTGAAGGATGCTGTTCGCACTGGCAAGCCGATGACTGTGGTGGGTTCCGACGCAGAATTTATGGAGCGCCTCCTTTCAGCGTTGGAGGCCGCACCAGCGCCGGCACCCACTGCGCAGGCGGATGCGTTGCAGGGCTGGCGATTCACGAATCGCGAGCCGGGTGCCTGGCTCGTGCGCCCGCCTAAAGGCGAACAATGGGTGGTCTTCAAAGATACGCCAGCCTATGCACTGATCGAGACGATCCACGCCGCCCACCAGCAATTCGCCACTCCGGCAGACGCGGCGAGCGAGGGGGATAAGAGCGGCGATGCATGCCGACTCGATTTCATGGCTTCTCATGAGGCGTGGATTGCGTGGAGCAAGGACGGCGAATCTTGTCGTGTGTTCCACCGTGACGAGGAAGGCGACCTGGTTCCGGTCATGGGCTGGAAGTGTCCGTGGTTCGGCAACGCTCGCGAAGCAATCGACGCCGCCATGGCCGATCAGGCACAGAAGGGAGGGGAGCATGGCTGATGTCAACAACACGAAAGCCTACCCAGGCGACATCGCCATCGAATGTTCGAAGGTGCGCAAGTGCGGCTGGAAAGGAATGGAGTCCGACATGGCTTCCGTCCCACACAAGACTATGAAAGGCGCTATGCAGCGCATCTGCCCCAAGTGCGGATGCGACTCCTACTATCGCCGCGACACAGGATGTGCGACATGAGCCGAAGCGGATACACCGACGATTGCGAAAACCTTGGGCTGTGGCGCGGCGCGGTCGAGCGCGCTATTCGCGGGAAGCGCGGCCAGCAAGCTCTCAAAGAAATCGCGACGGCCATGGATGCGATGCCGAACAAGGTCCTCGTGGCGCACGAGCTCGTCACGCCCACAGGCCAGTACTGCACGCTGGGCGTGTTGGGAGCGGCGCGTGGCCTCGATCTCTCCGATACGGATCCAGAAGACTACGACATAGTGGCTGAGACCTTCAAGCTGGCCCCGTCAATGGTGCGGGAGATCGTCTACGAGAACGATGAGGCCATGGCCACCTGGCGATACGTCGATGTCGAAATTTGCGGCCCGGTGCGCCCGTACTATCCGGAATACGGCAATCACATCGTGCGGACCCTGGTGGATATTCCGGAAGGCGAGCTTGGCCCCATGCGTTGGAAGCGCATGCGTGAGTGGGTGGCGCGCAACCTGCTGAATGAAAGGAGCAACTGATATGGCATACGCACTCGGTCAAATCGTTCGGCTGACCAGGGACATCATCGAAGATGCCTGCGGCGAGCATCCGTCACTGCTGCTGGGCGCGAAGGGCGATCTGTGCAAGATCACGATTCGGGGCACCACGAAGCCAGCCTTCGACTTTGTCGTCGATCGCATCAAGGGCGGCTCCTTCGCCGTCCGGGCTGTAGAGATCGAAGACGCTCCAGCGAATATCTGGCTGTTCTCCTACGGGGACGACTACTGGCTGACCCGTGAAACGGATCCGGCGAAGGTGCTGGCCGAATACCTGGAATGCTTTGGCCCCATGGATCCCAGTGAGGTTGGCTGCGCGACCATGGATGGCGAGCCGGCAGCCGTGCCGTGCATCCTCCCGCCCGACAAACTGGCGCTCTGCACCTTCACCAATGAGGACGGCACCAAGGAGCCGTTCATCGAAGCCATCGCGAAGCAACTGGCAATGCCGGATACGGTCCTGCCGTATCTGTTCGCGAGTGCCAACTGCTAACGGGGGAGGTGCACCATGAAATTACCCGTTGTTGACAAAGCCTCCACCGTCCACGTAGTTCGTGGAGTCCACGACGAACCGATAGGTTTTCGGATCAGGGGCACCAAGAACACGCCATTGCTCCATGGCGCGAAACGCGATTCGAGCCCGATTGGAATCGAAAATATCCCTGAACGATTGGGACTTATCCCCCATGAGGGTAAGCGCCGTCGTGCCTGCAAATGCACGGTAATCCCATTCTATGCCGCCACTAACAATGCGGACGGCGAACTCACGCCCAAGGCGTCGCTCACGACTTCGCTATGCACCGTGCAGAAGTACTCGAGGCTCATGATAGGGCTCCGACCGAATCGATGTTATTGACGGGCATCCTAGCATGACGACTGATCTGTACTACCTCCAAGACAGCCGCAGCCATGTCGGAAACGACATGCTGTGGTGGTGCCCCAATGGCGCTGGCTACACGACGGATCTGAGGAAGGCTGCCGTCTACACGCGGGAAGAAGCCCAGGCCAAGCACGACAGCCGGGCGACTGACATTCCCTGGCCGAAGGCATACATCGATGGCAAGACCCGCCCCGCAGTCGACATGCAGTACGTCAGGCGCGCCGAGGCCTTGGCCAACACCGGAATCGTGCTCAAAAAGCCCGAGCCGATCTGGCGGGAAGTCATCAACTGCCAAGGTTGCGGCCGCTTCATGAACGAGCGGGTCCGCTATTCCGGTCCTTGCGACCACTGCGGGACGGACAACAGGCCATGACCACGATCACCCTGACGAAGCTTGTGGCCGACGCTCGTGCGCTGGCCAACGACCACCCGTGCAAATCCGTGGGCCACTCGTGGGAGACAGACGGCGGCCGCAGCTGTCCCAGCTTCGACTGGGTCAACTGCTCTCAGCCGGTCTACCGCTGCACACGGTGCGGTGAACACGACTACGGAGACAGCGGCGGCCCCGGTCACCGCCATTGCACCACCGAGTGCCCGCATCGGCCCTAAGCATGCAGGACATCGCAGCCCGTATCATCGAAACAACCCGGAAACACTGGGAGCACTGTATGGCAACCCTGACGAACGAAGAACTCAAAGACATCACCGGCGGCCTGGTGCAAGGGGCGGCGCAGCGCCGCTGGATCCGCAAGCAACTCGGCTTCGAGCCGCCGATGAAGGTAGACGGCCATCCCATGATCACCTGGGAGCAGGTCAATCGCGGCAAGGTCGGCGGTTCCGTCAGGCCGACCAGCGGCCCGCGCTGGAGCGTGGCAGCATGAACCGTCCCCGCAAGGTCAAGGAAGGAAAGGGCCTGCTGGATCGCATGGAGGCCCGGCCACGCAAGGACGGACTGGTGACTTACCGATACCGGCCTGTGGGGGCGAAGCCCATCAACCTCGGGACGGATCGCCTGAAGGCCATCCAGCACGTTCTGGACATGCTCGGCATGGGCGACAACATCGGCATGATCGGTCGGCTCTGGGAGCAGTATCAGGAGACGAACGACTGGCGCAAGCTCTCCGATGGCACGAGGACCGACTACACCCAGTGCAGCACGCCGCTCCTGAAGGTGTTTTCCGAGACCAAGGCCAGCGAGATCCGCGCGACTGATGTGGCCCGGTATCTCCGCGTCGAGCGCAAGGATGCCCCTGTGCGCGCCAACCGCGAGGTCGCCCTGCTCTCCAACCTGATCAACCTGGCGATCGAGCGCGGCGAGGCCGAGGCAAACCCATGCCGGCAGGTGAGGCGGAACACGGAGCAGCCGCGATCAAAGGCGCCGGACCCCGCCGCGCTGGCGGCATTCTTGGAATGGCTGTCGAAGCAGGGAGCGCAGCGGCGCATTATCGGCCTGGCCGCCGAGTATGCCGCCGTGGCCGGCAGCCGGAAGGTGGAGTTCCTGGACATCGTTCGTCCGCAGGTCGACCGAAAGGCGATGGTGATTCGGACCAAGCGCGCCAAGCAACGTGGCACGAAGCGCGGTGAGATCATCGAAGAGGTCGAGATCACGCCAAAGCTTCTCGACCTTCTGAACCGGATCGACGCCCTGCATCTCGCGCAAGATCGCGGAGACTGCTTGTACCTGTTCCCGAACCGGCACGACAGCCATTACACGTCTGCCGGCTTCAAGGCGATGTGGGGGAAGGTAATGAATGCGGCGCTGGCCGACAAGGTCATCGAGGAGCGTTTCACCTTCCATGACTTGCGAGCCTACTACGCCACGACGCACAAGGCTGAGAGGGGAAGCCTGCCCGATTTACACGCAAACCCGGCCATTACCGCACGCGTGTACGATCGGAATCGAGTGGTCAAACGGAAGGCGCTTTAGTGGCGAGTATTCCCACGGTGGGAATACTGTGGGAATAAAGCACTGGATGGATATACAGAAAACAAAAAAGCCGCTTTTGTAAGCGGCTGATTTGCAAAGAAATTCTTTGGGGTGGCTGACGGGACTCGAACCCGCGACAACAGGAATCACAATCCTGGACTCTACCAACTGAGCTACAGCCACCGTAGAACTTGTTTCGTTGATCGTTGCGCGATCAGCGAAGAACAAGACTATACAAGGATTCCGGGCGGATGGCTAGTATTCCGCACAAATAAATTACGTGTGGGTCAGCGGCCGCCAACCCACTTCGACTCTAGCAGCACAGCCTCCTTGATGGCGGCGATGGTCTCTGTCTCGCTCTCGAAGAGACCGAGCAGGCGTTTCGACTTGCCATTCAGCACATCGCGATGCAAGGCGTCGCCGGCTTCGACGGACGTACCCGGGTGCCAGCAATAGCGGGCGGTCCATTTGCCGTCCTGCAACTGCTCTGCTACCCAGATCACCCGGCAATCTTCAAATACTTCGCCGAAGGGCTCTTCCGCGTTCATTCCTAGTCCTCAGGGCTTGCTTCCGGTCGGTCGACCGGCCAGCCTCTCTATTCTTATCCCCCACAGAACCACGCGGACTCCTCCGCAGGTTCACCAGACGGCATCTGATCCCAGCGCCGGCGCGAATCCTAGCATGCTGCTTTCTACACTTTGCGTCGCCATCCCTGGGTCGACCGGCGTCGCCTTATAGAGATTGGGACATTTAGCAAGGATTCGCCACACAAACGAGTATCGGCATATCCACCAGAAAGCGGAGTGTTTGCCCTACCAATGAAGGGTTCTTCCGTGCGTGGTGATGTTGGATACTCTTCCCCGAGGGACATTGACCCCCCTCGACATTCCCGACAGGCGATCACTCCCGACGAGCATCGCCTGCTTTTTTTTGATGCGCGCGTTCTTGCATCGCTCCCCGTCCTAACCCTCCGGACAAAAAAAGAGCCCGCCGAAGCGGACTCTAAATTTTGCGATCTCAATGCCCTGAAGGCCGTTTCAATGTAGACGTCGCACACCACTCGTACCATCCGGGCAAACCCACGGTCGGTGTCGTGCTTCCCGTCTTGTGAAAAAAACAGCCCGCACACGGCGGGCTGAATAATCAGTTGAAGAAAGCCCTGTATTCGAGGGCAGGCACAGTGTAAGAACATGAAGCGGCCCTGGCGAATTAGGGGAATCCCTTTGCCGAGGCGGCTCTCCAGTCGGTTCATCTGCCGCAAACGCCGCTGGTGCATACATTTGAGGCAATGGCACACGGCCGCCGTTCGAAATTAGAGCTTTTCCTCGGGGCCTATGCGGCTTCCTGCAGGTCGGGTCGAAGGTGGCTGCGAGCTTCAACGAAAAGCGCATCAACTTCCGCGCGAGAGCGAGCCGCGCTCATCCTGCGGGCATCCGACAGCACGCGTCGCCAGCCTCGCCCACCGTACACACCACGATGCAGGCCCAGCATATGGCGGGTGACCGAACCCATATAGCCACCCTGCTCCACCAGGTTGCCGATATACGCCTGCATCGCCAATTCCGCGTCCTCGCGTGTCGGGATGGGAGTGCCGGCGCCATAGAATCGATTATCCATCTCCGCAAGAATATACGGATCGTGATAAGCCTGGCGCCCGAGCATGACGCCGTCTACATATTGGAGATGATTTTCGATTTCGTCGTAGGTCGTAATACCGCCATTAATCAGAATTTCCAGATTTGGAAACTCTTTTTTCAAGCGGTAGGCTACCTCATAGCGGAGCGGCGGAATCTCACGGTTTTCCTTGGGACTTAGTCCCTTGAGAATCGCGTTACGCGCATGGACGATAAACGTTTCGCAACCAGCTTCGGCCACAATTCCGACAAAATCGCGCACGAAGTCATAGTGCTCGATGGTATCGATGCCGATCCGGTGCTTCACGGTCACCGGCACCGCCACCGCGTCGCGCATGGCTTTCACGCAGTCCGCCACCAATTGTGGCTCCGCCATCAGGCAAGCGCCGAATGCACCGCGCTGCACACGCTCGGACGGGCAGCCACAGTTCAGGTTGATTTCCTTGTAGCCCCACTGTTCGCCCAGCTTCGCGGCCTTTGCCAGATCGTCCGGCTCGCTACCGCCCAGCTGGAGCGCCACGGGATGCTCGATCTCATCGAAATCGAGGTGGCGCGGCACGTCTCCATGCAGCAACGCACCTGTCGTCACCATCTCGGTATAGAGCCACGTGTGGCGGCTCAGCGAACGGTGAAATGTGCGACAGCGGCGATCCGTCCAATCCATCAT